ATGTCAGCACCACAGTCGGCGGCGCCGGGTTGGTATCCCGACCCATCGGGCGCGCCAGGGCAGCGGTATTTCGACGGCACTAACTGGACCGTCACGGCACCACCGCCGCCGCCCGCACCGGCCCCGAAGAAGGGCCGCAAGTGGCCGTGGATCGTCGGTGGCGTTGTGGTGCTTCTCTTCATTGCGGGTCTGGTGGGCGGCAAGAAAGAGGACGACAAGCCCGCTAGTGCGACGCCAGCGGCCAGCGCGCCACGGTCCGGTGGTAGCGGAGCGACACAGGCCGAGAAAGCGGCGCCGGGCGTTGGGTCCGAGGTGCGCGACGGCAAGTTTGCGTTCGTCGTGGACAAGATCGATATTGGTAAGAGTGTGGTTGGCCGCGACGACAACCAGTTCATGCAGAAGAAGGCCCAGGGCGAATGGGCAGTGCTGTCGATGACGGTCACCAACATCAGTGACAAGCCGCAGACGTTTTTCGCTGAGAATCAAAAACTCATCGCAGGTGGTAAGACATTCTCGGCGGACAGCACCGCTTCGATGTACCTCGTTGACGACGCGCTAATGACAGAGATAAACCCCGGCAACAAGATTGACGTGAAGGTCGCCTTCGATGTGCCAGTGGGTACCGAGCCTGATCAGGTCAAGCTGCACGACTCGGCCTTCTCTGGCGGTGTCACGATCAACCTCAAGCGGACAAGCTAGTCGACATTGAAACCAGCACCGCCCCAGGCATTGCCGAAGGCGGGGCTGGTTGCATGTCGGTCGGCTATTCGCCCCTCTCCCAAGGGCTCTGATATGCGCGCGTCGCTGCATGCGTGGCCAGCAGTGCAGCTGCGACAAGCGGCGCACTATTGATCGGTAGCCGTGACGGAATATCCACGATGGCCAGCCGGTCATGCCGCTCATCGATTCGCACTTCACCGTAGGCCCATCCTTGGCCTGTGATGGGGACCCGCACCGTCCGGCTGCCGTACTCATCGATATCGACGGTGGGTAGCTCGACAACCAGGCAGCCCTTGGCGCTGAGCTTGTCGACCAGGGTTGACGCCACATGCGCGGCAATCTCCGCCTGCGTGTACGTCCTGGTCTCCGTCTCACCTTCGGCGCCGATAGTCTTCCGCACTGTAAGTCCAAAGAAGTGCGGCATTTCTTCGATGACCTGGCGAATGGCCCTCTTGGCGTCCATGGGTCAGTTGTACGCCCAGGGGCCGACAGTTACTAGGCAATCCACATCAGTCAGCGCGAGCTAGGTCGATAATAGGGAGATGGACATCTTCGTACATACGCCTAATCCGCTCGATCCGGAGCAGCAGATGATTGACGCTCACGCCAACGCTCAGTACGCCATCGACAACGGAGTGCTGTCAATCCTGAATCTTGAGCCGGAGACGTTTCATCAGCCCCGAATGATCTATTCGCCGGTCGGCTGGACCCGGATTACCTTCACAGAAGAGGACGCAAAGAGGTCTGCGCTCAACGCTTTCGGCAAGTAGGCGTCTACAGCCGCCCCTCCAGCTGTGCAGGAAGTGGCGGTACGTCGCCGTTGGAGCCGCCCTGAATCCACCGCCGAAGCTCGCGCAGGTGGGCCAAGGCGATGCCTAGCACCTTCTGCTCTTCGGTCAGCCGGTCCTCCAGTGCTTGAACGCGGCCACCGAGTGCGCCGATGGCGGCGTTGTGGGCTTCGCGCTGCTCGGTCATGGCGGCGGCGAAGGTCTCGCGCTGCTCGGTGGCGAAGGCTTTCCAGTCCGCAGAGCTGTTGGCGTCCTTGGCGTTCCAGCGGTCTACTAGTGACTTGATGGCGGTGCCGATGACCCCGCCCGCAAGCAGGCTGACAGCGAGTTCAAGCCACTGATCGAGGGTCACCGGTTGGTCTCGTCATTCTTGGGCGAGCCACCGCGGGGAATGTGGGCCGTTGCGATGGCCTGACCGCCGACGACGAACACGGTCGAAATGAGGTTCAGCCACAGCGGGGCTGCCTGTTCGTCTACGACGTTGTAGTAGAGCATTAGCGAAAAAAGCGCCACGGCAACGGCATACAGCCAGAGCCTTACTTTCGGTGTGAGCAGTTCTCTCAACTTCTCAAACATCATCCAACCTCAATCTTGCAGTAGATAGTCGACGGCGGGCGCGGTGTCGTAGTTCAGGTGCGGCCCTGTGCGTTTGATGAAGAACAGACCGGCGTCTAGGACGGCTTTGGTGAGGGCGACTAGCTCGATGGCTGGACGCTGCACAATCTCAACGACTTGCGCCAGAATGGAATCGGGGCCAGTGAAGACGCGTTGACCGATAACCACCTTGTAGATGGACGTTTTCATCTCGCCGGAGTCGCCTTCGACATCGGTGTACATGTCGCCCTGGTGGGCGTAGTTGCGCCACCAATGCGGGGTATCGACCATCAGCTGATCAGCGATGCCGTGTGACTCGGGTCCGGGTGCCTGGCCGTTGGCGTCGCCGTAGGCTTTACCCTTCTCGCGCATGGGATTACCCCATGCCACAGCCTTTCTGATCTTGCCGTATGCCCAGTGCAGGCGTCCGGTGAGCGGCCTAATATCGAGTTCCCATACCAGCGCGATGATGATGGCGCCTTGTGAGAAGCCACCGAGCGCGCCGCCGAAGCGCTCCACCTGTAGGCGGTGGATGGTGAGCTGGTTGACCAGCTCTTCGCGGCCTTCATCGATGGATGTGCCCATGGGGAACGGGGCAGCACGGTAGCCGATGGGCTGCCATCGGTACTTGCGCTCCACGGCACGCGCGGTGTCGGCGTCGGGGCCGACCCACCAGGGCACGCCGGTTCCGCAGACCGTGAACAGTACAGGCCGCTTATCTTCGGGCACAGGGCGTTTCAGGTAGCCCATGGCGTATTTGGTTTCCAGGTTGATCACGCCGGGTGTGAAACTTCCTGGGGTGAGCTTGCCTTCGCTGACGTAGATCCCTTGTAGCTCGGTGATGATCGCCGTCAGCTCGGGGGTGAACCTGGTGGTGCCGGGCGTGAGCAGGTCATCGAATCGGTCCCACTTGACCCGGATGAAGTCGATGATCTTGCCGACTTCGGGGGAGTCGTCGCCCTCGCCGAGGCCTACGTATTGGCCGCTCAGGTACATGGTTACGCCGCCTTCTTGTTTGTGAGTTCGGCGATGGCATCGACCAGGGTCTTGCCGCCGAGCTGTGGCCAGCCGTTGCCGCCTGGGCCGCGCAGTTGGTCCCAAATCTCTTCGAGAAGCTGGCGGTCGGTGCGGGGGTTGGCGGGTCCGGGAAGAACCGGGGGAGGCACGACCACGGGCGGTGTGGGCGGGGTCGCCGGGTCGAATTCGCCGCGCATGTCCTTGGCGATTTCGCCTCGGAACCAATTCATGTCGATGTTGCCGGGGTCCCACTTGCCCTGTGCGGCACCGGCATATTCCTTGTGGCCGATGTTGTGGCTGACATCGACGCCGAGCTTTGTCGTTAGCGCTGCGGCCACATCGCGCATGGCAATGATCTGCGCGTCGGGCCAGCGCTGGCCGGGATCGTAAGACCCATCGGGTGCGATGTCGGGCCAAGCGCATTCGATGCCGATCATGTGCCAGTTGGCGTTGTTGGTCGGCAGCCAGGGGTAGGAGCCTTGGCCTGCATGCCAGCAGACGCCGACCGCGACAATCGTGACCGTGCCGTCCGGCGCGATGTGGATGTTGGACAGCGGGCCCGGTAGGTCGGGGCGCCCGTTGCGAATCGACTGTGCCGACTCGCGGGAATTGCCGGTGTGGTGCCACATGAGGCCGCGAATGTCTTTGAAGTCGCCGTGTCCGGCGTTCTGCCAGCCGGGTAGCGTCTTGAGCCGATCGCCGAGCGCCGGGCGTAGAACGTCCTCAAGCCAGATCGGGTCGCCTGTCCATGCCATGCTGTTGCCTCCGGGTGGTGTTGGTTCGTCGTCGGATAGGGCGCGGCGCAGCACTTCCCAGGCTTCGGCCCACTTCTGCGCGTAGCGGTCGGGGTAGGAGCTGCGCTGGACGCGCTGAGCAAAAATGCCGGCAAGGGCGGGGTTGTCTGCGGCTCTTCGGTAGTCGTCGGGGAGCCGGTCAAAGAACATGCCCACTGAGCGGGCCAGGGTCATGCGGTCGTAGGCGGTGCCCCACCACGGCTCGCCGTTCGGGCCCGGCTGCTGCTGTAGGTAGCCCGATGAGCGGCTGTCGTCCGAGGTGGAGTCGTGCGGATAGTTCATGGTCTCTTCGTCACGTGACGGGTTGGCCGGGCACCACCACTGACGTTCGCCGTTTTCGTCGTTGGCGCCGACCTCGGTGGAGATGGTCATGAGCGCGATGGCGCTGGCCAGCTCATCGAGACCCTTGTCGAGTGCGACGGCGTGCACTTCGCGTGCCACCTGCTCGCGGGTGCGCAGCGGCGTGGCGGCGAACTCTACGAAGCTCACAGGCTCAGTCCCAGCCTGCGGGCGGTGTCGCGGACTTTCTCGACCAGTGGGTCGATGATCCGGTCATCGGCATCGCCAGGTATCGCGTCGGTGATCTTGTCGACCCCGGAGATGGCGGTGTTGCCGACCGTTTCGGCGATGGCGATGACTACCGCCTTGATGATCACCGGGATCTGCTGCCGAATCTCGTCAACGACTGCGTGGCGAATTGGGTCGGTGATGTGCGTCTTGATGAACCCCATAGTTGTTGCCTCTCTTGCTAGTACGAGCGCCACCGAAGCCAGATACGCGCTGGCCCGCCTGTGCCGCCTTTGGTGAAGCTGCCGAAGATGCCGCCGTTGCCTCCGGCGCCGCCTGCGCCGATCCCGCCCGTACCGGCGTTGCCGGTGCCTCCGCTGCCTGCGGCGAATGTCTCTCCGAAAGCCGAGAGGGTTTGGGGGCTGATGGTTTTGCCGTTCTGGCCGCTGCCGCCGGAGTTGGCGCCTTCGCCGCCCGGACCGCCTGGGGCCGATGCGATGAGCCCGCCGGGGCCGTTGATTGATGTTGTGCCACCGGGACTTCCGGGTGCGCCCTTGCCGCCGCCCTCGGATTGACCGCCTATACCTCCGGCGCCCAAGGTCAGGCCTAGCGAGCCACTGGGGACGATGAATGTGCCGGTGAGCCATGTGCCGGTGTAGCCGCCTATTCCAGAACGGCTGAGACCGCCTTCACCGGCACCACCGCCGCCGCCTGCGGGCAGGATCACGTAGTCGGCCCAGTAGGCCCACGTGGGCGGTAGGACGGACTGTGTTTCGGCGAACAGGTCGGTGCGGGGGTCGCTGGCCCACACCTGTACATCGCCGAGACTGATGCCGTTGATGTACTTGTTCACGGGGCCATCCACGCCGCCGATGAGCAACGTATCGCCAATGCTGATGGGCATTTACGTCGCCCAGATGTAGATGGTGTTGCCGTCCCGTGGGCTTGGCAGCGCGTCATATTGAGCCCTGGTGCCCGCCCACACTGTCAGGGAGGTGGCGGTGCCGTTGACGGACCCGACGACTCTGCCGGTGCCGAGCTTGGACACGTCGATGGCTGCGTTCGCCGCGACCTTGGCGTTGGTCACTGAGCTGTCCGTGGGTACGCGGGTATCGCCCAGGCGGGCATCGTTTCCGGCGCAGGCGGTGGCGGCGGTTGTGCCGGTGGTCGGCGGGAAGGTGGACGGTTTACCGGTGATCGCCGACCAGGCCACTGCCAGTGCCGACTTGGTTACCCATCCCATCGGCTACTGCAATTCGTAGATGACGCCGGATGTCAGGTCGAGATAGGAGTCTCCGACCTGCTGTCCGGTGATGGTTCCCGGCGCACCGTTGCCGGTGGTGATGCGTGCCCCGCGTGGGCCGGTCGCCCCGGTGGCACCTGCCTGGCCTGCGGGCCCCTGATTACCGGCTGGACCGGCAGGCCCTTGCGCCCCGGTGGCACCGGTATCGCCCTTGACGCCTTGAATGCCCTGGGGGCCGGTGTCGCCCGTATCACCCTTGTCGCCCTTGGGGCCTTGAGTGCCCTGTGCGCCAGTAGGTCCCTGCGGGCCGCGAATCGATACACCTGCACCATTGGCCGGGAAGGCTGTGCCGTTCCAGATGTACAGTCTGCCGTCTGCTTCAACGAAGTAGCCTTGGCCGTCGTTGTCCGGGGTGAGGTCGGTGGGCAGGGCCGCGTAGTTGGCGACGGTGCCCGCAATGCTGATACCGCGTCCGTCTTCACCTTGGGGCCCTTGCGAGCCGGTGGGTCCCTGGGCCCCTTGTGGTCCGGCTGGTCCCTGAATGCCGGTGTCGCCCTTGGGGCCTTGGATACCCTGCGGCCCTTCGGGTCCAACGTCGCCCCTGGGTCCCTTGATGCTTCCGCGCTGCTCCCATGCCATAGCGTTGTCTCCCTTGCTATTTCAGTTCGTAGGTGATGCCGGTGCTGACATCGATGTAGAGGTCGCCGGGCTTGGCGCCAACGATCACGTCCGGTTCGCCTGTGCCGTACCAGGTGGCTACGCCGGAGAAGGCTGGGCCGGGTTCGCCTTGTGCGCCTTGCTCTCCGCGTGGTCCTGGTGGGCCGGGCACTGGTGTGGCTATCTGCTCGGATGGCTTTGGCGCGGCCAGTGTGAGCTTGGGGCGGGTTGGCGCGCTCAGTTCGATGACCGGCACCGGCTCGGTATCGATGACTAGGCGGGGAAGCTCAGTCATCGCGCACCACCCGGCATTTGGCCCATGGCAGGTTGTCGCCGTTGGGATAGCTCGACGGGTAGGTGACGGTCAGCCGCGCCTCGGCTTTGGCTGGAATCTTGTCGGCGATGGGCGACTCAATGCGGATGAATACACCGTCATTGGTGATGGTCGGTTGTATTGCTGTGCCGTCTATTTCGGTACCGGCACGCACCGCCGCCATGTCCGGGTAGAACCGCAAATCGATGGTGGTGCCTGCCGGGAAGATGTCATGAATGTTCGGCGCGGTGCCGTCATCGTCAGCCTTGAGGCGCAGCAGCAAGATGAAGTCCTGCCGGACCGATAGTGTGATGTTCAGGTCGGGGTCGTAGCCGCCAATCATCGATCCGCCTCCATCTGCGCTATCGCTTCGTCGTGTGTTGTGCCGGGAGCAAACTCGTGCAGCCGTTCAAGACTGGTGGCGCAGGCGTTTTCATCGACCGCGATAACCACCGTGGGACGTGGGGTGTAGGTGTATTCGGCGCCGCGCGTTATCTGGTCGACATGGCGGTCGTGGCGCTCATCGGGTGTGTCGACGTCAATGACCACATGCATGCCATCTGCCAGCCGAAAATGCTTGCAGCCAGCGGGCCAGGCGCTCATATCGGTTTGTAGCTCAACAGCATTCACGTTGCGTGCCTTCTTCTATTTCCAGATGATGATGGCTGCCCCATTGGGCGCTGGACCGGGTTGTCCGGGGGTTTGGGTGGCGAAGGTGCCGCCGCCGACTGCTGAGCCGCCGCCCCCAGACCCGCCACCGGGGTAGCCGCCCGCGCCGCCATCACCGCCTCGGCGCGTACCGGTCGAGGACGTGGACCCGGCGCCACCCCCGCCGCCGCCACCTCCGCCACCGGCTTTGGTGGGTGCGGTCAGCGAGGCTGCGGCGCCTGCGGTTCCGGCGTCGGCGGTTCCGGTCGAGTTGCGGCCCGCCCCGCCGACACCGCCCGCCGCCAGCGGGGTAGCGCCGCCGTCTTGACCGGCACTGCCCCCGGACCCGGTGGCTTGCCCGCCGTTGCCCCCGCGCCCCGGCGTGGAGGCAGCTGGGGTGAAACCGGCGAGTGTGGAGATGCCGGAGCCGTTCGGGGATGAGGACACCAGATTGCCGATAGAGGTGATGCCGCCGTCAGCGCCGTTGGTGCTCGCCCCTGGCCCGACCGTGACGGACAAGGTGGCGGGGATGTCAGCGGGCGCGATCTGCTGGCCGATGTAGCCACCCGAGGATCCACCTAGACCGCCCGGCCGTACGTCGGCGTTGGTCCCCGAGGTGGTGCCGGGCATGCCTTTTCCGCCGCCGCCGATCACGATCAACCAGCACTCGTGCAGATTGGCTGGTTTGGTCCATGTGCCGTTGGATGTGAAGGTGTCGACGGTGTAGTCGCCGATGGTCGCCTGTTTGATGGCGGCGATTGTTTGTTGTACCTCTGCGGCAGTTCCGGTGGCGGCAGTGCCGCCGAACCAGGTGTCGAACATGTTCTTGAAGCCGTCGACAACGCTGCCCAGTGCGTCATTGGCGTTGGTGTTCGCGGCCTGCGCAGTGGTGTTGGCTGCTGCTGCGGTATTGCGAACTCCGGTGATGGCGTTGAACAGGTTGGTGATGAAGTTGTCGTTGCTGCCGGGGTTAGTGCCGCCCTGACTGCCGTGCAGGATGGCGTCGAAGGCGTTGCGTATCCACGTACCGGCATCATTGGGGTCTGAATCTGGCCTGCCGGTGATGATTTCGAAGAAGTCGCCCAGAACGGGGATGTCTTCTACCTTGTCTTGCAGGCTGGTGATGGCCGACTGAATGTTGGCGATGGCGCCCTGCACCGTGGACACCGCGCCCTGTAGGCCCTCCAGGATGTTCCACTTGCCGGTCAGAATTCCCGCCAGCGCGGCCAGGTCGATGCCAAACAGGCGCTTGATGCCCTCGACAATCATTTCGATGAAGCGGTCAACGCCGTCGCCCGCGCCCTTGGTGAAGGCCATGGGATTGTCGAAAGCCAGCTTGGTGTTTGGGTTGTGGGTCAGTGGTGGCCCGACTTGGCGCCGGTCGAAGACGGCCATTAGACCGGGATCACCTGTATCGCCAGCTGGGCGTCGCGTGGCTGAAAGTTGTAGACGCCGAACAGGCCGTCTGTGTACAAGAAAACCGTCAGGATGCGCTTTTGCCCCTGCGGGAATCTGCCGTACACGCCATCGGGGGAGATGGCATCGGAAGGTGTTTGTGGTGTCGAAGCGTGCGGGCTGATATGCAACATCTGCGAGGAGTTGCCGAAGCCGCGGGCCACCAAGATGCCGCCCTTGGGATCGGTGTTCGGCTCGGAAATGCGGACCTCGCAACCGATCTGGAACGGATCAAAGTCAAGGTCAGCACCGTTGGTACGCAGGTGCCCCTGCACCCACAGGTTGTATTCCTGCGTCTGTTCGGGAATCTCGCGTGAGCCGATCGGGACCTTGGTGCCCACTGCCAGCGGCACCGACTGAAACGCGGCCTCGGGCATCGTGTACATGCGTGTGGCGAACGGGTTGGGGTCGGCTAGGACGAACTTGCTCTTGGTGGCATCCCAGGTGACGACCTGGCCTCCTGTGGGTGGCAGGGTGTCATCGAAGTCGAGCGCGTCGGCGATGGTGGCGTTATCGCCCTTGGGGCCCTGCGGGGCTGCAATCTCGAAATGCCAGCCAGGGTTGTTGGCGGTGCCGCTGACGGTGATCTTGGACTTGCGGCCCGCCAGCTGCTCGGCCCATGGGATCGACTCAATGGTGGGGGAGATGTTCGGCACGGGCCCGGCCGGACCGGCGGTGCCCATGGCCTTGACCTTGAATCCGGTGCCGTCCCACATGTAGACCTGGTTGCCGATCCACCAGGCCTTGCCGATGTCGTCGGGGGTGTCGGTCAGGGTGTTGGCCAGCTCTTCAAGCTCTTGCAGGCTGTCGATGGGGGAGCCGTATTGCATGCGGACAATGGGCGCCATCTCGCCGTCGTTGCCTTTGGGGCCGACCAGGGCGTCCATGGTGACCACCGCGTCGTCGCCAACCATTTCCATGGTGGCCGTGGTGGCGCCGGGTGTGTCGATGTCGGACACGTCGCCGTAGAAGTGCACATTGGCCAGCCGGGTGCCCAGATACACCCGGTCGCCAAGCTGCGCCTGTACCGGGTCGGCGGGTGCAGTCATAGTGGAGCCTCCGTCTGCTCGTCGTCTTGGAAAGTGATGCGGGTCTTCTGCCGCCAGCCCTCGGGCACGTCATCGACGGGCACACCGCCGAGCTGGCGAATCCAAAAGGCCTTGGCGTTGCCGGACAGGTTTTCGATGTCCTGCGGCGTGGTGGCGGTGTCGATTTCCTCGCGCACGTCATCGGGTGCATTGATGCCCACCCACTCCAAAGCGCCCTCGTGTTGGGCGCCTTCGACACGGCGGCTCTTGATCAGCGCCTCATCCTGGTGAAGCCGAAAGCCGCGCAGCGCAAGGTGATAGGCAATCATCGGCGCCAGATAGGACAGGTCCAATGTCTTGCCGTCGCGCATGCCGACCGCCACCAACGCGCTGGCTATCTGATGCATGGCCACGTTGGCGTTGTGTAGGTGTTCGGCGGGGGCGTCGGTGACCCGTGGGTCGGTGCCCATGGCCGCGCCTTCGTGAGTGCCGTTGACGTACATTAGAATTCGTCTCCACTTCCCATGAGCATTCCGACGACCGACCAGGCCGCTTGCAGTGTTCGCATCCCCTTGGCGGCGGGATCTTCTTCTTCGCCGTCCATGCCGATTGACAGCCCGTATTGCAGCGGCGTGGTCTCGTCGTAGGCCATCCGAATCGCCGAGCACTGGTCGACGTGGATGACATCGACCAACTCAAAGCCCAGGCGGTCGCCGAGAGTGAAGTCGTAATGAACCAGCCAGGGGTAGCCATTGACGACGTTTGTCTTAAAGCTGGTGTAAGGCCGCGTTTTCCAGTGGCCATCGCGTAGCGATTTGATACCGGATACGGTGTATGCCGAGCCTGAGCCCGCTTCCCAGTGTTCAAGGAAAGCGTGTGTGCCCATTTGGAATACACGCTTGATGTCCGTAAACCGTTGGTACGCAAGCAGGCTATTGTCCAATTGGCCCTGATAGAGCTCTTCCAAGCCCGGAGTGCCGGGAACCTGTGCGGCAAATGGGCCTTGAGATATCAGCGCCGACAGCTCTGATAGGGCGTACTTGATGCCAAATGTCTGGAGCTGGTTCACAATTGCCGGTGACTTAGAACCGGTCATGATGGTGCGGGCCTTGGCCTTGTGCACCGCCCTAACGGCGTCGATGATCGCCGAATGCTCTGTGTCGCGGAAGATCACCTTTGGCGGTGCCGGGGCGACCTTGAGCCACTTCCGAAATAGTGGATCGGTCTTGCCGTCGTGGTCGGCGTCGACCGGAATAATGGTCTCGGTGATCATGTCGTCGGCCAGGGAGCCGAACAGGTTGATCACACCGTCAATGGCGGTGCCGGTGGGTCCGGTGACACCCGATTTGTCTTCTACGGCAAGGACAACACAGTTACGTGTGGGCCGGGTCAAGATATTGTTGCCGAGCAGTTCGGACAGCTCGGTGTGTGGCGAGTCCTTATCCTCGGTTAGCCAGGTGTAGGCGCGGATGATGCACCCGGCGTCCTTGAGGATCGGATCGAAGACACTGTGCGCGTCGGTCCACCGTGAGGTGACAAAGCTCAGCCGCGACTGATCCAGGAACGGGTTGACAAAAGCGACCTGCACCGGCCAGTCAAGCGGGCTGATGTTGGTGAGCTTGGTGCCCAGCCACACCGCCGGGTTGGCGATGTTGGTGATGATGTTGAAACCCGGCATGTACTGGCGGGCCAGGTTCACGAACAGTGTGGTGGCGCAGATGGTGCGGGTGTTTCCCGGCAGCAGCCACATCTTCGGCTGCTGGACCTCGGGCGGAAAGAACGGATTTGCGCCTAGCAGAATGTGTTCTAGGTGCTTGCGGTTGTGGATGAGCTGTAGTTCGACCAGGTGGATGCCGTCGGCGGTGCGCTTGATGTTGACCGATTCGACCTTGCCGCCCCAGCGGGTGCGCCACGACCGCTTGGTCGGGTTCGGGTCGATGGTGATGTGCAAGTCCTCTTCGGCGCGCACATCGCGAGTAATGAACTCGGTCAGCCAGTCGTTGGCCAGCAGCGTGATTGAGCCCTGCCCGGCCGCGTGAATCATCTCTTCGGCGTCAAGTTTTTGTTCAGCGGCAACAACGCCGATGAACTTCATGTCCTTGTCCCACAGGCGGATTAGTGGGCGCTGACGGGCCGAGTCGATAATGACCTGGCGCCGCCGATGCATGTAGCGGTACGCCTCACTGGGGCTGCGCACAGGATCGGGCGCAGCCAAAGTTGCCATCTAGAAAGCGGTCTCGTACTTCTGTGGCATGAAAGCGGTCACCTTTGCCTCGGGGTTGGTGTGGTAGACGGCGGTCGTAACCGCCGTCTCACGCGGGATGATGGATGCGAACCGCTGCCCACGGGTGCGGCGCCACGCGGGCAGCCCTTGGTCGCCCAGGTCATGCAGCAGCGGCAGGTAATCGAGGATTTCGGCCTGGCGCGCGAACCGGTAGAACACGTTGTCTACGGGCTCCTTGCTGGTGGTGAAGGTGCGGGCAGTCGGGTCGGTGTCGACCATGAGAAAGCCATCGCCGCTGTAGATTTCGGGACAGCGCACCAGGCTCTGTGTGAGGCCGTCCTGTATCCATGCCGTGCCGGTACCGCTGATGATGAACTTCGGCCAGTCATCGATCTGGCCTTTGTTGACGTATTGGACGTGGGTCAGCCAGGCCTGCATGGGCAGTGCTTCGATGCCGTCAGTCAGGAAGTCTTCAAGGGTGGTGAACAGTGAGCCCTCACCGCCGACCGCGACCTTGGGCTTGGTGGCGTCGAAGCCAACGGTCTTGGAGCGGAACATCTTTTTGTAGGCGTAAGGGTCCGGGCTGACGACGTTCATCGTCACCTGGCGCATGTTGTTACCGAACGCCACCGGGTCCTTTTTCATGGTTTCCGGGGTGGCGCCACCGTCCAAAATGACCTTGAGCCAGCGCCATCCGGTCGAGCGGGTGAAGTAGCCCAACCATCCGTGCTGCGTCTTGGACCATGCCCGCTGCCACCTGGCCTCGGTGTTGCGGTAGATGGTCTCGGTCGAAATATTCAGGCGGGCCCGGACATTGGCGTTGGGGTTCAAGATGACGCCGAATGACTGCGTGCGGCGTTTGATGTCGGTGCGCTCCAGCCGTGAGCCGATCAGGTAGGGCCCTTCCGAGAACCGGTGATCGAACGGGACCGACATGGCGCCCATCAGCTCGGACTCCAGCACCGCCCCTTCGCGGCCGCGATGGTTACCGGCAAGGTGCCACTTGCTGCCATCGACACCGATGTACAGCAGGTTGGTTTCCATGTTCTTAAGCTCTTCGGGCAGCCATTCCCAGCGGGTGAATTGCTCCCAGCCGGGGAACTTGACGGCGGCAAATACCGTTCCGGCTAGCTCATTGGCGTTTCCGCCCCAGCGGTAGAAGGGCGGTTGAATCTGGTTGTCGGCCGGGTTCTCGCCCCAATGATCTGGCGCGGTGGCTGATTCGGTCATGCTCCCAGTCCTGCCGGTGCGTAGGTGCGCGTCCGTTCGTTTTGCTTCTTCTGGATGGACGTTTGAACGGCCTGTGGGTCCATGCCCTGATTGCCGTTGAGGTTGATTGAGTTGTCGATGGTGGTCGGGGCCGACATGCCCTGCTGGAAAGCGTTGGTGGCGATATCGCCAATGCCCGCGATAAGGCCACCGGGCCCGCCGCCGGGCATCACATTTTCTGCGGTCACCGTCGATGTCTGGCCCTGCGAGAACAAGCCGGTAAGGCTTGGTAGGCCCATGCTGTTCAACATGCCGCCGCCTTGGCCCGGCCCACCAGCGCCGCCGCCGAGTAGGCCGGTGAACATCTTCACCAGACCCCACTGCCTCGGGTCGGAGAACAACGAACCGTCGAAACCGAGGCCCTGAAACAAGCCGTCGATCAGCCCTTGGCCGAGGTCACTGCCCGCCGCGCTGCCACCACCGGCCCCACCGCCAAATGGTGAGTTCGCCATGGCGGCGTTGTATTCGTTTTGCGTCGCTGTCAGGTCGTCGGTGGCTTGGGCCTGCTCACGCTTGGCTTTGGCCAGCCGGTATTCGGCGGCGTCGCGCTGCTTCTGCGTGACCTTGCTGGGGTCCTTGGCGTTGAGTTCGTCCAGCGAGGCCTGCGCCTGCTGCACGGCAAAGTCACGATCAGACACACGGTCCTGCGCCTCGCGGACCCGGCGCGCGCCTGCGGCGCCACCGCCGCGACCGGATGACGAACCACCGCCGAAGAGACTGCCGCCACCGGACATACCGGACGCCGAGGGCAGCGAAATGCTGCTGGTGGGTAGGCCGACAGCCGCCGCGCCAGCGCCACGGCCCTTGCCGAGCATGACGTGAAGGTGGTCCATGTGGTTCTGCGTCGGCGAACCACGGTCATTCATGGCCTTGCCGTCTGTGAAGGACCCGCCGTAGCCGTAGCTGGTTTGGCGCCAGATGAATCCGTCAAGGCCGAGTTGTTCGCGGTTCTTGACAAGGAAGCCTGCGACCTGATTGCCGAGCATCATGCCCTGAGGGGTGTCCCAGTCGGGCACCATCACATCAATGGCGTTGCCGCTGGAGTGCTCGCCGTAGCCGTCCTCGGCGCGACGCCCGCCAATGTCACCGATCTGCGGCCACTGGCGCATGATCGTGGTACGCAGGAAGTCGGCGCCAGGGTTGAGGCCCTGGGCGAAGCCAGGGATCATGGCGTGCAGCATTTCCGCCGGTGGCACCCATCCGGCGTTGAGCGCGGCCAGGATTGGGGCGCCGCCGTTGCGCATGGCCGCCGCTGTCATGACACCTTCGCCATTGGACAGCCACGCCAAGATGGAGTCGCTGGTGCCGGTACCCCGTCCGCTGACCCTGCCGCCTCCGGCGTAGCCCGGCGCGTTGCCGATCGGGCCACCGTCCTTGTGGCCGAAGATGCCGCCGAGGCCAGGCGCCTTGGACAGGAAGCCGCTGGCCTTGTCGACAATGCCGCTGAGTCCGTTGGCCACACCGCCAATCACGTCGGCCAGTGCCTTGAATCCGCTGATCATGGGCTTGATCACCACGTCAACGATGGGCGTGAGGATCTTGACCAGGCCGGTGAACAGTGGCGCCACAACCTTGATCGCCGCCGCGATAGCGGGAATGGCGGCAGTGCCCAGCTCGGCCAGCGGAGGCAGAAGGGGAATCGCCGTCTTGAGTAGATCGCCCATTGCGCCCAGCAGCGGGGGCAGTAGCGGCGTGACCTGCTGGAGGGCGCCCGCGAAGGCGTTGGCGAATGTGCCTGCGACCTCGGCCAGTACGGGCGCCAGCTGGTCGATGACCGGCTTGAGTGCGTTCGCGAGTGCCGATACGACCGGGGCCAGGGCCTTGAATAGCGTCGACAGGGCTGGGGCGAGCGCACCGACCACCGCGCCGACCAGCTGTCCGAGCACGGGCAGGATCGGGGCCGCACCAGCCACCAGGTCGGCGAAGGCCTGCGCCAACGGCGCAATCGCCGGGGCGAGCGCTTGAATGGTTTGGACTACGGCCGGTCCGATGGCGCCCAGCAGGGTCGAGATAGGGCCCGCCAGCGAGGTCACCACGGGGGCAAGGGTCTTCATGACCTCGGCCAGGTTGGTAAACACCGCTTGCAGCGCAGGCGCGGCGGCAGTGCCCAGGCCAGTGAATGCGGGGATGATGGTGCCGAGCAGGCTTTGGCCGACCGTCTTGAGGATCGGCGACAGGGCGGCAAGGGCTTCCTTGGCTCCAGAGAAGAAGGCGCCCAAAGCATCTTGGCCCTCCGTGGAGTTCACGAAGTCGCGCATCGTCTGTGTCACGGTCTGCAACGAAGCCAGGAATCCGCCGCCCACGTCGTTGCCTGCGCGGAACACCCCGCCGAGGATCGACCCCAGATTGCCTGTGATATCGGCGAGCTGGCCCATGGCATGAATGCCGGTCTGAATCCACTCAGTCATGCGGCCGCTTTCGCGCGCATTGCTGACGAAACGGGCGAAGGAATTGGCAGCGTTGGTGGCGCCCTGCGCCAGCTGCGGCATGAAGGTGGAGCCGACAGTGCCGATATCCAGCAGAGATTTGACGACCGGTGAAAGGGCCTGCGACAAGGTGTTGAATGCCGTCGCGCTGTTTCCGGTCAGTGTTGCCATGTCCGAAACGGATTGCGGTGCTTGCAGAAGCGCCGCAACGCTCTTGAGTGCGCTGTTTGCACTGCCTGCAATGTTGGCCATGGCGCCTTGCATCATCGGCAGATAGGTGGCGCCCAGGGCCTTCACGTCGGAGGCGAATCCGTCAAAGAATCGGTCCTGTACCGCGTTTTTCAAGTCCTTGAGCTGCGGCAGCATGGACTGGATAGCGGTCGCGGTCTCGCGGGCGTTCGGTGACAGGTCGGCGACAGCCTTTGCGAACTTTTCGGGGTCGCCAATGTCCTTCATTGCGTCGCCGAAGCCGAGGGTGGCGACCTTGAGCGCGCCGATAGCTGTCGCCGCGCCGCCAGCGGTGGCCGGCAAAAGTCCAAACGCGCCGCTAGCGGACATGATGGCGCCGGTAAGGGCTGTCAGTCCACCAGCGGCGCCTGTGATAGCTAGACCGCCCAGGGCGCCTGCCATCGCCCCGCCGAGGGTCTTGGAAATGAAGGACGCGGCCCCGGTGATCTGCTTGCGGTCGATGTCGATCTTGTAGGGCCGCGCCTTGCTCAGTTCGCGGTCCAGGCGCTTGATTTGCAGGCGCGCCTTGCCGGTGTCGGCGTCAATGTCGACCGTCAGGTCAATGCCGTCGACGGCGCGACGGGTCTCGCGTACCAGTCGGGAGGTGTCGGGAACGATCGAAACCCAAAGGGCCATTAGCTCATTGCTCATCGCTAACTCCCTTCTGTCGTTTCCATCGGGCCCGTGCCTCGCGCCACATGGATGTGAATGCGGCCATCGGGACGACCTGTTGTGTGCGGCCCCCGAGAGCTGCCGTCAGCGCGTTTGCACGCTCACGCACGCCGGGGCGTGGAATCCGTTTTGGCCGGTTCCGTGGCGGCTTGCGCTGCGCATCCTTGGTGTGCAGCCACAGCCAGTCATTAAGGCGCTCAAGGATTCCGGCAAGAAGATGTGAGTCGAGCGGCCACCCTTCGGCCAGCTCGTAATGAATGGCGGTCCCCGGTGGTGAGGCCACGGTGAACGCATGCAAGTCTTCCCAGCTGCACGCCGGGCGGTCGAAACGCAACCCGGCGTGCAACAGGTCTAGGCGGAAAGCCGCCTCGTGCTTGCGTGCGAAGTCACAGACCTCGCCAATCAGTTTGGGAGTTTGGCCCCTGACCAGAACGTCAGCAGGCCCCTGATATCAGCCAGCTTGCCGCCGCCACGGAAGGCCGCGGTGATCGCCGCGACACCTTCGCCGTAGTCGACGGCATGGTCACGCATGGCCTGACGGAAGAGCTTGATCAGCATCACGTGATCGGGAATGTCCTCCAGCAGATCGGCGAAGATGTCGCCCGCGTCCGGCGTCGGGAACGGCGGCAGCGCCACCACCGTGCCCGAAGGGTCTTCGTAGCGTTTCAGCTCGGTGCCCTCGACGTAGATAGGCGCCCAATCGAAGCCAGCATCGCCCGGCTTCGGTTCCGGCTTCGCGGGGGTCTCGGTGCTCTGCTCGCCCTCGGCTATGTCAACGTTGTCTTCGTACTCACGGGCATCGTCATCGCCAACTTCGACAGCGGGGACGGTCTTTTTTGCGGTTGCCTTGGTGGCCATGTGATTGTTCCTTTGCAGGTGAGTTGCCTTGGAGTGCCTTGGGTCCCGCCCGCCTGTCCCAAGGCAAAACGGACGGGCGGGACAGCGTAGTGAATCGGTGGGCGGCTGGTTTTCGCCTCTCCTAAGCCCCGTCGCCGCTTGGCTCGGGGTCAGGCTCCGGCTCCGGTTCCGGGTCAGGTTCCGGGGCCGGGGGAGGCGCTAAGGGGTTCCGCCACCGCCTGCGGGCAGAGGCACAACCTGGCCGTCGTCCAGGTAGATGTAGGCGTTGTTGCCCTGTGAATCGGGTAGCAGCTTGAGCGTCAGGTCATGGCCCGACAACTCGCTGTGCGCGGTCTTAAAATCGCCCTTCTCGGACACCTGGGCCAGCGGTGCGACCCACCGCATCGCCTTGAGGCCTTCGGAGCCATCGGAGTAGAAGCTGTCAATCCAGACAGTCTTTTTCGGCAGCATCAGCTTGTTGACCTTGATGGCCAGCCAGTTGCCATGCGCCTGCGTCGCCTGCGTGTAGGCCACGTTGTCGTCGCCGTACGCCAGCTTGGCAATCTCTCGATTCATGATCTGTAGCAGCACCATCTGCCACGACACCGAGAACGATTCCTGTAGGAACGCAACGATATCGCCGCCCCAGGCGGCAATCTCATTGATCGATCGATCTTCGGTGCCGGTCACGCCGTCTTCGGAGACGAAGCCGACATTTTTCAGGTCAGGACTGTGCTCGGTGGCGGGGATAAAGATGTCATCAGCCGGGGGCAGGGCAATGCCTGGCTTACCGATGAATACACCGCCAGTGATTCCCGGCGCGGTCGGCGAGCCGGAGAACAGTTCTTTGATATCGCCCGCTGCGCCACCGGGGCCAGCGACAATGGGTCCGGTCATGGTGAATACACCTCTCTGCCCAACGCGGGCAATGGGATTGGTAAAGATGCCTTGAGACTCAGTGCTTGGCTCTGATGAGCCATTCGAGGACGACTTGATAGCGGACGTGCGTCTTGACGTCCGGGTCGTCCAGATCGGTTGGGCCACCGAGCTTTTTGGCCCTAGCCACGTAGGGGTAGCCGTCGAACAGGAAGCCAACGGCTGCCTTGCCCAGTGCTGCCACCAGGTTCGCGGTCTGAGCGCACCGAGGGCCGTCGATGTCGTAGAGCTGGGCGACTACCTGCGCCCGCGTGGCGATAAGCGATTCGTCGGGCCCGCCGTTGGAATAGACGCGCATGAACCGATCGGGGCGATTCTTGGCCGGTACTTTCTTGCCGACATGCTGCGTGTGGCCCTGTGCGGCAAGGGTGTTGGTGAAATAGGTGACGGCGAGCTGATCAACGTCCGGGTGGACGATGAGCGTCATCGGCGTGCGGCTGCCCGCAGAAGCGAGGATGTGCGGCGCTCGTGCCCCATGGCGCGACCGGTCGCGGTCACCACCGAGACACGGGCGCGGTTCTTGCCGACGTGCAAGTCTGCGGTGTAGCTTGGCCCGTCATCGACGGGGCCGTTCTGCGCCACGTCAGCGGTCACTTGGTGATCCAGGTTGGCATCTTGGGCGACAACCTCGCCGACCTCAAGCAGCTTGGCCTGCACCGCCGCCGACTTGCGCAGATCGCGGAAGGCGCGTTTATTCACGCGGACCTTGGTAACGGTCATCCCTACCCCTACCCTTCAACTCTGCGTAGGTTGACGACAGCGCCGAAGTGCTTGCCGAATGGATTGAATTCGGTGGACTCGGGATAGCCGACGCATTCAAAGACATTGCCCGCCAATGTCACCCGATCACGCGGACCGTAGACCTGGCCGGGCGGCACGAGCAGCACCACGTCAACAATGACGCGATCTTGGCCGACCAACTTCGGCTCATTCGACATCGCCGGGCCAGCGCCATACACAGACCGTGCGGTCGCGGGTGCCCACTTGTCGATCGGATCGCCATGCGCGTTCAGGGCGTCAGGAATGAAGGCCTCGTGCGCGACGACGAACGGCATGGGAAAGCTCGGCGCGGTCATCGACCCGAGATGTCAACAGAGAAGGCCTTACCCGACACAGCCCAGCGGTGCAGGGCGAGTTTGTCGGCCTTGGTGAGCCACACGCCGCCGTTGGCGGCGTCGGCATTGAGAGTCACGGTCTGTGAGAAGACGTGCGCTGCATTGGTGATGGCAGTGGCCGAGTCAGTTCGGCCAGTCAGGGCGCGCGCCGCCACCCGTGAGGTCACGATGCGCACCCTGTCCGGTACCGGGTCGAACGCGCGGTCACCGCAGTAGGCAGAAACCAGGGCAGAGGCCTCATCAAGCACACCCGGCAGCCACTCAACCTCGTCAGCGGTCAGGTCGCGGCGTAACCGCGCCTCAACGTCGGCCTGGTCAGCGAGCGCGGCCACTTGAGCGCTTCCGGGTCCGGCTCGTAGCCGGACGGGGTGCAACCGGCTCGGGTGCCTCGGCTGCCGCTTCGGCGGGCTCGGGCTGCGCCTCTATCACTGCTTCGGCTGTCACGTCAGTGTCATCGGCTGGCGCCCCGGTGGGCTCCGGGTCTGCGGTGTCGACCTCGCCGTCTTCGATTAGGTGAGCGCCCACCACCTCACCCGGTGGGACGGGATCGCCTGCGGACAGGCGCGCCCCACCGGGCAGGTAGATGACACCGACCAAATCGGATCGGATCGAAGGCACTACAGCACCTTTGCGGCCAAGGACAGGTTGGCGTTGGCCAACACCGGCAGGCCGATGGCGGCGCCGTGAACCCACACACCGATCGGGTCGCGGGTCTTGAAAGCGCCCATCGCGATGCCGGGGCGGTCAACCTCGGCAATCTCGTAATCCGGCTCAGAGGCCTCCAGGGTGGTGCCCCAGACGGTCGCACCGAGGTCGGTGCCGTCCTCTGCATACGCATCGACCGGCGCGGGCAGCAGGTACAGCTTGTCCTCCGGCAGGATGCGGACAGTCTGGCCCGCCACCTTGGCGCGGCGGTCGAACACCGCGATCGGGGGAAGGCCGTACGCGGACAAGGTGGCCTGTACAAAGTCTTCGGTCACCAGTCCCGGCGCGGTAGCCGAGTTGGTGGCCAAGGCCTTCATCTCGGCAGACAGCATGAGCGCGTTGAGCACCCGGCGCGAAGTCAGGATGACGCCCGGCTCGTCGCCGTTCTCTTCGACGTAGGCATCACGCCACAGCCGAAGGTCGGTCAGCGGCTTGGAGGCCGGATCGGACCACAGGGTTGCGGCGGTGACGGCGAAGGCAGCGCCGCGACCGAAGTCGGCAGTGGCGATGAAGCCGTTCTCATTGATTGCGGCCTTGCCGCTGTCAATGACCTTGCCGCGCATCACTTCCAGCTTGTCGCTGATGGCGTAGGCGAGGCGCTTAGCCTCTTTGAGCACCGTCGACAGCACCGTGTCGGAGTCGACGTTGCCACGCAGGCGTAGCTGGTCGTATTCGGACACGCGCACCTTGCGGCCCAGCGGGGGCAGCTCGATGGTGACGCGCTCAGCGCCGGGAGTCTCCCCGATGCTGACCTCTGCGTCATACGAGCGGTACTCGGCCGCGTCCAGAAGGCCGTTGTCGCCCTTGACGAAGCGAGCAACGATGTCCGGCACGGTGCGGTTCGGCAGGAACGCGGCCAGGGAGCCCTTGCGGCGTTCGCGGTCGGCCAGCGCTTCGCGGGCATACCCGGTCAGTGCGGCCGGGGTGATGACATCAGTCCATAGAGTCATTGTTCAGCCCTTCCTTAGACGAAAACGAACAGGCCAGTGGTGTCCGCGTCAGCGGCGACCGTGGCGGGGAGCTTGGACAGGATCACGCGGCCGTGGTCGAGCAGCGGGGCAACGATGTCGCCGCCGCCATCGCGGACCGACTGGTCGGTGAACAGGAAACCGGCAAGTACGCCAGCACCATTGGCGCCGCCAGCGGCGTACGGCACATAGGTGTCGCCCACCTTGGCCAGCGGCAGGCCGGACTTGAGCCGACCGTCCGGGTAGTGGGTTTCCTTGACCAGGGCTTCGCGGTCGATGGTGACGGTCCGGCATGCGTCGGTACCGTGCTTGGAACCAAGCCAGGACTGGTTACCTGCACCAAAGGTCTCAGTGCGAACAGTGAGATCCATTTTTCCTCCTAATGGGAGTGGGGATAGCGCAGGCGAGTCCTGTGCTACGCGTTGGGTTTCGGGTGTGACTTCGTGTACAGCTCTGCGCCAGCGGACACCGAGGATGGCTTGGTGCTCTTGCCGCCAGGGGGTTGGCCCTGGTGCTGATTGGGCGCCGGGGGCCGTGGACCGCCATCGGCGGTAGCCACAAAGGGCTTGAGTTCGTTGATTTCGGCGTCAAGCTCGGCGTCGGTGGTCCCGACCAGCTTCTTGGCAAGCGCCAGCGGCAGCCCCTTGTCGACGCCGTACTGTGTACGCTCAGCCGCCGCCGCCTTCGCCTCGGCCTTGGTGCGGGCCTCGGCCTCGGCAGCCAATTTGGTTTGCAGATCAGCGATTTGATCCTGAACCTTGTCAGCGTCCGTCTTGTCACGATCCTTGATCGCTTGCAGCTCGGTATGGCTGGACTTGAGTACATCCAGGTCGCCGTATTTGTTGGCGACCTCGGCGCGCTCACGGGTCAGGCGCTCACCGATGATGCGCTCCACATCGGCCTGAGTGAACTTGGCGTCACCAGATCCCTTGTCGCCGTTGTCCTGGTCGTGATCGGACGAGGCCCCAGCCACGGGCCAGATCGGGCCGCGCTTGCCAATGGCAAGTGCAGTCAATCCAGTTCGGGGATGGGTCGGCAGAACTGTAGTCATGAAAATCTCCGTAGCTCGTCAGCATTACCCGGCCGATTTGACGCTGGCCGTCCGCGCTCACGCCCCGCTATGGGGTGGAGGTCTGTTCGCGCTGTTGCGCATCCATGTGGCGCAGTACCGCTTTGAAGTCGACGGCGCCGTACTTGCCCTTGGTTTGGCCCGCCTCGCGAGTGGCGGTCACCGCTGCGGCGTATTGCTTGTCCCACTGCTCGACGTATGACGGCGGCTCGTAGGAACCGCCTGGGCGCACCGCCACCGCGATGCAGTGGCACCAGTCGTGATACTTATCGCCGTACTGCTGCGAGCCGCGCAGCGCACCGACACGGGCATCGCCGACCTGCCGTCCGCGCTTGCCCGCCTCGCGCGCCGAGCGGAACGTAGAGCGTCGGGCCAGGGCTTCGTCGCGGGTCATCTGTCCGGCCGCGATGGCGCGCCGGTCCGATGTCTCCAAGTTCACGCTGCGACCAGTGACCCCCAGGGCCGACGCCTCGGACGTGTACACCGCGCCGCGTGTGGCGAGCATCTTGCAGAAGTTGCACGCGTTCGCCGAGGCGTAGCGGGCCCACCGGGCACCGGTCTCGCGCTCCACATTGTCAGAGATGGTGCGCCGCGACTGATCGAACACCGAGCGCGTCGCCGAGCCCTGTAAAGCCTCAACAGGCTTGCCCTGCGTCAGTGACCAGCGTCCCGAAATGGCTAGCGCCTCAACATCGAGCAGGGGAGCGGCCACCGTTTCAAACGCGGGCGCTGACGGCGCCGCGACCACCGGCTGAGCTTCGTACCAGGCCTGCGTCAGGTCATTGGACGCGGCCAGGTACGGCGTCACCACTTCCGGGTAGGCGGCGGTGATATACGCCATCTGCTCAACCGGCTGCATTCCGGCAATGCGGGCCAGTAGGTCAGCGATTTCGCCGCCCAGCTCGACGGTGAGCCGAGTCAGGAGTAGCTGAAACTCAGCTGCCTCGGTTGGCATCCACCAACTCCGGCGTCACGCCCTGCGGCGGTGGGGGAACCTCTTGCACAGGCGAATTCGACAACCGGTCGACCAGCTTGGTGACCGTGTTCTGTCGGCGTTCCTGCCCCATGATCTTCTGGTCTGCCTCGGAAATACCGACCTCGCGGTACGTGACCTTGGAATTGGGCTCCAGGACATCGGATGCGATCAGCTTGGAAACCCGGTCGGCGTCCGATGCGGGTGTGGGCGTGGCAGGGTTGAGCCAGTTCGGTGCGACGCCGCTGACAGCGGCCATCGTCGCCTGCGGGTCACGATGCTTGACGATCAGGTAAGCCACCTGGCGCCATGCCCGCGACCACATACGCTGGCGCAGCAAGGCGCGCTTGACTAGCCGCGACTCCAGCACGCGCACCGCGTCAGCAGACGGCGGGTTGTCGGTGGCGAAGCCAAGGTAGTTCCATGGGATCGCAGACTCAGCCGAGACGTGTTGTAGGTAGTGCTTGATCTGCTCGATATACGGCGTCGGCGGCGCCGGAGTGAACTGGCCGACCTGCGGCATCGGGTCGCCTTGCTCTGGCGGCGGAATGAAGTTCATCCGCGACATGGCCACGTTCCACTGCTTGACCAGCTTCTCGCCCGCCGGGGTGTTCTCGTCAATGCCGAACTGGGCCGGGTCAACTCCGAGGCCGTACCGCTGTGGCGCGGTGTAGAACTCGCGGTTGATTTCCATGCCGAGCAACGTGCGGCCGATAGCCTCGGTCGCATACCGCACAGGCGGGGTTATCTCAGAGCGGCCCCGAATATCGGAGGGGCGTTCACGGTTCGGGAACTGGACAATAGGCACCACGCCGAGGTTGTGGTCATCGCGCTGAACCTCGGTGACGCGGCTATCGCCGCCGCGCGGCAACGTCACCGTTGCCTGCGGGGTGTACAGCACTTCGGTAGTCACGGCGGCGGTCAGTGGGTCACGGCGCTGGATCAGGCCAGCAGCCTCGATACGGCGCCGGGAATCCCACAGCACAGTCGTTTCCATAGGGGACTCAGCACCGACCACCACAGCTGGCTCATCCAGCTCTTGATCGCCGGTACCGACACTGACAAAGCCCATGCCGCAGATCAGCGAATCGACCGCCTGCCGGGCCTGCTCAACCTCAAGGGCGTTGTCCCGGTATGCCTCATCCAAGACAGTGCTGTCGCCGTCGAGCACCGACCAGCCGTCCCACTCGACGCGCTCAGCGAGCACGTCGACCACAATGCCGGGCGTGCCGACAAACACCTCAAGGTCAGCAAGGTGCGGCGGCACCGCGATATCCAGATTGCGCGCCTTGTGCTTGCCTTCGTACAGCGTGTACTTCTTCTCGTTGGCGCGGCGAGCCTGAGCCAACTGGCTGCGCAGCCGTCCGAGGTACTGGACTTCCTGACCGGACAACTCGCCGGTGTCCATGAAGCGGGCCAGGTCTGCGGGCGGTGCAACCATCTAGTACACCGCCTTTCTGGTGGTCCGTTTCCGAGGTCCGTTAGTGGTTGCGCCAAGTAGCGCAAGGCTTCCCGACACCAGAGGCGCAATGTTCACGGCGTCGTCCGATCGGTCCCAGCCGAAGCCGCCTGCGTCGCGGATGGGCCGCTTCTGGGCCCCGGCGACTGCCTTGGTGAGTGCTTCCTGACCGCTATGGGTCAGCAGTGGTAGGCCGTCGTCCAAAAGTTCGGAATCGATCGCATCCATCCAGGCGCCGCAGGCTTTGGCCATGTCCTGCGCTGTGGTTTGGCGAGCCCGGCACCGCCTGGCCAGCAGATCGGGCAGTAGCGCCGACGCGGGCGAAGCTGAATCGATCAGGATGTCAATGCGTTTCGATGTCTCGACCAACCAGTTTTTGCCGGCCGAAATGTCGAAGCCGCTCCACACCTCTTCGACGTGGACGCGCCCACCTTCGAGCACCCACGCTGCCGAAATGGACAGCTCGCGCCCATGTGACATGTCGACACCGATCGCCGAGGGCGTCGCATCGCTGTCTGGGCCAATGTCGATCGCCGAGGCCCACAGGCGCTTTGAAATGATGCGCTTGGTCCTGACGATCTTGTCCCAGATGCCGAGACCTTCCCGAAGGAATGAGGCCTCGCCCAGGATTTTGCGCATGCGGCGTACCGCCCGCTCACTGACGCGATTCGGGAACGCTGGAATGGCCTTGCGCCACTGAGTCTTGTCACTCGGGTCGCATCCACGGTCCGCCGAGAACTCGACGTACAGCGACTCACGCGGCACATCGTCGTCATCGTCATCGAGCCCGGCATAGTCTTCGTCGTCGGCCTCGATACCAGCGTCGAGACGCTGAGTGGTGAAAAACTCGCTCGGGTCCTCCGGCTTGGGCGGTGTGCCCATCGTCAAAATAAGCGGGTTCTTCGCAACGTTCGTAGATGGCGTCATATCATCGAGCGCCTTCGACGTAAGGATCTGCGCCTCATCGAAAATCAGCACGCCGATGTTCGGGAAGCCGCGACCAAAGCCGCGCTCGCGGGCGCCGAACATGATCACCGAACCATTGGTGAACAGGATCTTTTCGTCACCCGAGCCGCTGTAAATCCGCTTGATGTACGGCTTTACGCTCGGCATGTCGGCCAAGCCCTGCATCGACTCGAAAGTCTCGCGCGCCGTCTTGAACAGGTGCGCGGTCCAGATGCACCGCAGGCCGGGGTATTTGATGCACAGCGCGAACACAATCGCGCCGATCAGGTAGGTCTTACCTGACTGGCGCGGTATCGAGATGGCCGTCGTGTCCGAGGCGTACAGGCCGTCCGGCCGCTTCGCCAAGATCAGGCGACCCAAGTCGTCTTGCCAGTCATCGAATTCGATGCCCAGCACACGGCATATCTCGCAGATCGATGGCCACTCGGTAGTGACCATGTTCTCTGGCGGCACCACATAGCGGGCCTTGGCGTACAGCGCCGGGGCCTCGACGTTCGTATCGTCGGGTACCTTCACCGCGTGCGCGATCGGGTCCGTTTCACCCGACAGCTGATCCAAGATGGCGATGTCTTCGGCGATATCCAGCAGACGCCGCGACAGCGCCGCCAAGTCGCGAATCGGGGTGTCAGCACGGTCGACGGCGGTCGCCACCCGGACGCGCATCTTGCCCAGAAGCTCGCGGCGTTCCTTGCGTGACTCGGGGCCGTCGTCAAGGTCGCGCAGAATCTCCAGTAGCCGCTGCGACAGCGACGCCAGCTCGCGGGTATTGGTCTCCGGGTCAAGCACAACCGGCGAAAGGCGGTCGCGCATCGACTCCAGCAGGTCGGTCTGGTCACCCTCGCGAGCGGCCAGCATCACCGACATTGGTCGGCTATCCCTCGACCCAGCGAATCGACGGCTCGCCGCCAGCGATAGTCACCTCGGCGATACGCGCGCCATAGCTCTGATTGCGATACCGGGTCCGCTGAGCCTTGGCAGCGGCGAACGTGTTGTACGACCGGCACGCTGGCTTGTGCCGATAGCTGCCGGTGTAGCTGCCCGTGTCTAGGCCGTCGTCAGCGCGGAACTTGAGCACCAAAAACAGCCCGTCACCCTGGGCATTCGCGTACATCGTCATCGCCATTTCGTCGTCAGTAACCGCACCGGGGTTTGGTGGAAAATGTGGTATGTAAATGCCCGCCTATGCCACGAGGGGCGACTAGGCGGCGGGGGAGGGGGAATCCCCTGGTCAGAGGCTTGTGCGACACAGCCAGCGTCAGCGGCAGGGCCTGTGGCCTGCGAAAATACTCGAGGTCAGCAAACGGTGCATCATTTTTCAGCTACCACCACTTGCGTTCAGTGACGAAGTTGGCGCCGATGTCTTCGGGCAGCTTGTCGCTTTTGTCCCGGTTGCACTGTCGGTGCGATGGCACCTTGTTGTCCAGCGTGTCCGTGCCGCCCTTGGACAAGGGGATGAGGTGGTCAACCTGATAGCTCAGTGGCTCAAGGTGATTGGCCTCGTAGTCGATGGACTCGCCGCAGTGGTGGCATGGTGGCCGTCCACGTGCGAGGTAGCGCCTGTGCTTGTCTCGTAGCGTGGTGTTGCGCCGCACTGTCATTGCGGTACAGCCACACTCACGTTGCCGTTGGCGTCGACGGTGAATCTGTAGCCGAGCTGTACAACGACGGCGCGCAAGATCTTGTTGAGTCGGTCCGCTTCTCGTAGCGCCTGCTCTGCCTTCCTGAGTGCATCACTGGCAGTCGCATTGGCGTAGTCGGCGGCAGTGCCAGGAGAGTGGTCCACGGCGACTACCGGGCCCTTTCCAAGGCCTCGGTGATGCGGTCTATTTCGTCACTGGCCCAGTCTTGGCCAGCGGTGTCGTCTTCGATGATTGCCTGTGCCCGTATGCGTTCTGCGTCGCGCAGTGCTCGCATCAGGCCAGCGCTCATCTGCGGGCGAGCGCCCTTGTTGCGTGCTCAGCCTTGGCGACATCGAGCAGCCGGTAGAGCTTGCGGCCGCGATCGTCCTGACCCTTGGGCTCCAGCTTGGTTTTTCGCCGGGCAGGGCCGTAGCCGCGCGAAGCCCATTGGCGCACAGTCGCCGAGGCGACGTTGCATAGAGACGCCGCCTGTTCGACGGTTACGAGCGATTCGACGCCCTCGGGCGCGAGCACCGTAGTCATGGTCTCCCCTGATACGCGAAAACCCCTCCGCAGTGGGCGAAGGGGTCGTGCGGGCACAGTGGTGCCAGCGACAGCCATGTTACATGTCACACGGATGGCTCGCGCGTGGGCCAGGCGGCGTGTCTGACGTCAGGGCTCATCCCTGAAGGGGGTGAGCTTGATGAACTGCAGCGTCGAACCCTCTGGCTTGATTGGCTTGAATCCGAGACCGCTGACGGCCTCAAGTACTGTCTTCGGCTCATTGGCTGTGTCGATAAAGGCATAACGACCACCGCCATGTCGTGACGCTCTCTCGGCGTCAACGATCGCGTCAATCAGCAGAAGAACAGGGTTCGGGAATGGGCCTCTCTTCCGTTTCCCTGGACCGCTCTCGTACTCGACTTCGGTGGCCTCTTCGGCGGCTCTCTTGTTGACGCCAAACTTGGCAATCAAGTACCCGCTCAGTACCCCGCCAGCATGGCCTGAAATGCGGGTCTCGTCATCCGGGATGAGCTGGTGCGGCGTGAGGCTGTAGAAGCCGTAGACATATGGCGCCTGGTTGTCTACCCACACGTGTGTCCGACAGTAGTTGTCGCCTTGCAGTCGCAAGGCGTGTCGGCTAAGCCATTCGTCAATTTCAGGCCGACCTGAGTCGAGATGCCCGAGATGATGCTCTTCGTTGAGGCGCTCTGTGCGCCATTCCCCCGTCACTGAGGGTTAGCGACGGCTTGCGAGGGCTTGGTAAACGCCCACGTACTCCTCGGATACGGTACGGCCGACTTCTTCGAGATACCGAGCAGAAGCCACCTCAGTTTCAGCAGCCACCGGCTGGAACGACATTGTCGGATCTCCTTTCGAGAATGTTTAGTCACGATAGCAGGCATGTTGAGTGCTCAACACGTTGATGGTTGAAGGTTTAATGATCAATCCCCTGGCTTTCACGTTCCTCACCTGCGAAAACGCCTTCGTACTGTCCGCTATTCCCGCAACGGTTCGTGGCCATTTCGGTATACAGCGTGCTCGGTTGCATGCCGAGCTCTCCCGCTGGTCCCGCCAGCGTTCGACGTGCGGTACTGGGTAGCGGCAACCCACTCATGCCACGTTGATCACATCGACAGCCCGGTTCAGCACGGCCAGGATGGGGGTGATGGCAGCGAGGACGATTAGCGCGACCGCGCCCCAGGCGCATGCTCGTTCGTGTGCCTCATCGCTGTTTTCGTTGAACGCAAACCAGGCCAGAAATACAGCGACCGCAAACTGAATCGCCCAGGCGCTGCCGACATATGCCCATGCGGATGCGGGCGCGGAGACCGCATACCAGAGCGTGATGGCATAGACCGCGAGGGCCGCGGCGCATGCTACTGCGGGCTTGTAAGGCGTGGTCGGTTGTCCGCTCGACCATTTTGGTGCATTTCGCCGAGGCAGGGTGTGCGCCTGACCGGCCGACATCGCGGAACCAACGACTGTTAGGCCAGCGACGATTGCGGCAAGCGACGCGAGGATGCGAAGAGTGAAGTCGAAAAATCCCAACTCGGGCGCTGGGGTGCCGATATCGGCCAGATGATTGATGATCATGCCGTCACGATAAGACTGTCACAGCAATGTGTCTACTATTTGCAATTGGACACGCCGAATGGCGATGAACTGTGCGTTTCGTTTTGTCTGGATTTGCGCGTTTTGTTTCTGCTTTCCTAAAAGTGCGTATTTCGGCGTGTCCCGGCGTGTCATTCCGGCAGGCTTGCATTGACCACATCGTCAAGTACCATCCGCGTCCACAGCGGATAGTGCTCGCTGCGGATCTGCGTCTGACAGTTGCCGCACTCAATCCAGTCACGTTGCACGTCGATGTAACGCGTCAGGGTCCGCATGTCGCAGTCGGGGCACGGTGTTGGCAGGGCGATACGTGGCCGCGTCAGGCCGAGCTGGCTGCGGACTTTCGAGTGCAGCCCATGCCATTCGGCGATGATGTCTGGAGCCCATTCCTGACGGCACAGCTTGTCGATGCGCACCGACAGGTAGGTGTGTGCAGCGATGACGGCGGCTCGCTCACTGGGGTAGTCCTCGCCAGGGGCCTCGTGCCCCTGCTCGGCCAGCGTGCTTGCGAGGTTGTCATGCGCTGCCCGTAGGCATATCGCGATCTTCGTGAGCATGTCCGAGGCCCATTCGGCCGGGTGGCCGTAGTCCTTGACCTTGGCGCCGCGCATTTTGTCGCCCTTGTTGGGTGCCGGGAGCTGGTGCAGCTGAACCCAATCGAGCACAACGCGCTCCAGTGCGGTGGCGACGCGGCGCTGGCAGCTGCGGCACATGCCGTCCGGCGTGTGTGCTGGCTTGCCGTTGTCTCGCTTGCAATCCGGGTGGGCACACAGCTCGACGGCGCTGCCCTTGGCGATGGTGGTCATGACTCCCTTTCGGCTTGCAGTCGGCACTGCGGGTATCGGCGGCACTCTTCGGACATGCAGCCCCAAGTCCTCTCCGGGTCAATGCATGTGGCTTCACCTGCGGGTTGCGCGCTCACTGGTCGACTCGCATGGACTCGATGACGCGAACGGTGTCATCAGCGCTGTCCGGCCTGAAGCTGAACTCGATGGATTGTGTTCCGTCGCCGTGGGTGTGGGTGCTGATCGATCGGACTTCACCGGTCAGGACGACGCCGTTAATCCACAGCGTGCGACGCGTGGGTGGCGGGGTGACGGGCGACGGCGGTAGGGCGTCGATCGCGGCGTACAGCCTGGCCGCTTCATCGGGCTCTAGGGCGCTGGGCGCACCAACTAGGTAACGGGTTGTCGTGAGGCCCAACTCGGCGGCTGCGAGCTGCCGCACTCGGTCTTCCCAGTGCGCCTCGGCGAGCGAATGGCCATTGCCGATCACCGAGCCAATGAAGCGCCAGTCATGCCCGCCGTGGTTGTAGTACAGATGCCCGGCGCGGACCATGTACCGCCTCTCGCCGTTGACGGTGCCCCAATCAGCCTTATCGTCGCGGTCCCACGTGATCGCGGTCATGCCGACACCTCGGTGGCTGCCGGGGCCTTGTCCTCAGTGCGAGCCACATGGGCAGCTGGCTCAGCGGCGAGCACCCGCCGCGCCGGAGGATCTGCCAGGTAATCGATGGCCCGTCGCAGTGCTTCGGGTCCGTACCGGCCAATGACGACGTGGTTGCATGTCGTGCACAGCAGGCCGCGCACTGCTTCGCGTGTGTTCCCGAGCTTGTGGTCATGGTCGACGGCTAGCCGCTTCGTGATGCCCTTGGCCCGTCCGCAGATGGCGCAGGCACCGCCCTGCACGGCCAGAATCGCTTCGTATTCGGTCTCCGTGATGCCGTAGGTGTTCTCGACCATCCGGCCATGGTTCTTGCGGCGGACGGCCTTCTGGCGGGCCCTGCGGTGCGTTTCGCAGCGGGGGCCGGGCCAGGGGGCAGGCCGCAGTGTTGTGACGCCCTCGGCAAGGCAGTCCTTGCATTTGGGCTTTGGCTTGGACTTCGTGGTGGTCATCTCAATCCCTTCGGTTGTGGTTGTTAACTGACTTTTCCGGCGTAGCTGAGGTGTCAGTGGTGTCAGCGCTGACACCTTGTGCGCGCACCCCCCAACGCCCTGACCTGGGGTGGCGCATACGTACACGAATCTCTCTTATATGCATAGTTATATATAGGACCAGGTAGAGGCGTTTATTAGGGCATCCTTGGTGTCAGCGGTGTCAGTGGCGAGTTGCTGACACCTACTGTCAGCGCTGACACCACTGACACCCTTTGCTGGAGTCATGACCACACCCACCGTTGAGCGCGTCCGGCAGCGACATTGGCGTGGGCCTTGCCATCCGCCTGCAACACCGCCAATGCCTGCTCGCTGAAGGGCTGCAACCGGGCAGCGAGCTTGCGCCGCACCTCTCTGCCGGTGAGTCCGTCATCCCCGGCTTTATGCAGAAGCTCCGACACCTTTTCGATGGATCGCGCCATCAGGGCCCCGTCTTCGACCGCCTTCTCGATGTCAGCCGCCGACTTGGCCACACCTTGCAGGCGCCCTTTCTGGCGCGCCTCTTCGGCTTCGGAAGCCGCCAGCTGATCGAGCACCCATTGGCGCACCGCGTCGGACACCGCTGCCGCGACCCCGGACAGGCGCCAGTCCTGCGAATCCATCGCCGACCGGCCGTCCAGGATGGCCAAGGCGTAGGCGAACTTCTCGCGGGCGAACAGGGCATGCGAATTGAGTGCCGCCGTCTCACCGCGCGCCTGGGAGGCCCGCGTGGTCACAATCAGGCCCTCGCACTCCGATGGCACCCGCAGGGTGGCCGGATACTGCCAATCGGTCACCGGGGGCAGATACAGGGCGCCGTTGAATGTGGGCCGCACCGCCGCGATCCGAGGATCGGTCGCCGGGAACCACATAAACCGCTGCGGTGTCCCGCCATCGGCGTCGGCGAACATGGCGCGCGTCCGGCCCGGCTGGGCGGCGCACACCAGCGTCATCCGATACGAGTGCGCCGGAAGCACCGGCAGCCGATTGCCTTTCCGGTACGCGAAGCCCAGCGAGCCGCCCGTGAACGCCGACCGCAGGATCGGCATCACCGTCGAGCCGCTGCGCCCGGCCACCGCCGAATACGAGTCAATCTCATCGACAGAGAACAGAATCGAGCGGTGACCCGCCACCGGGTCCTTGACCGTGCCGTCGTCGTTGCGCTCGCCGAAGGCCTCGATAAGGCCCTCGCCGCTGCCCAGGTTCAGCGTCTTGACCTGATGCGGGATCAGCTCTTCGGCGATTTCCATCGCCGTCGACTTGCCGCCACCGGATTCAGCGGCCAGCATCGCGAACCAGTTCAGCGAGCCGCCACGGGAACCGATGATGGCGGGCAGCTTGATGTGTGGATCGACCAGCGCCAGAGCCCGTGCCGCACAGCAGGCCAACACCGCCCACGGTGAACACATGCCGGCAAGGGCAGCGGTATACACCGTGCTCAGCGACGTGCGGGACTGCCAAAAGTCGCCTTCGTAGTCGCGTACGTCAATCCGCGGTGGCTCGGTCGGAGGCGGCACGTCGACCGGCGCCGCCGCCGTCGCATAGCTGGTGTTCTCGGCGTACCGGGGCTGCTGCTTACCGGACTCCAAGCCGCTGCGGATGGTTCGCTCAATCTCGCGGTCCGTCATCGGCGTTCCCGCCGTCGACCGCGCCGCCGCCGTCAACGAGTCGATTACCTCGAGTTCGTCAAGCCCGTGTGGCACCAGCTGGCCGAGATTGAACGCCGAAATGTTCAGCTGGTCATTGCGCCTGCCCTCCCCGGTGGAGGCCATCTCCACCATTTCCTTCTCCAGCGCGGCCCGGTAGTAGGGCGCGGTGTCGCGGGATGTGGTCGCCGTGCGGGGCACCGGGCGGCGCTCCGGCTTAGATTGCACAATTCCGGCGCGAACGAGCCTCGCGCTAAACGACTCTGGCTCTTCCCCTGTCACGAACTGGCCTCGTTCCGTATTTTTGTTTCACTCAAACGAGACGAGGGAGTCCCGCTATGGGCTTTGCAACTGGGAAAAGTCACGCCACGAGCGCGGCCAATTACGCGGCACTGGCACGAAACAGCGCCAAGGACCAGGCCACGCGGGATCTGGCGCAGGCAGTGCACTACTTGTCGAAAGCTGTCGCCGAGATCGCGCTCGCATTGCACCAAGCCGAGTAGTTTCATCCCGCTAGTTCCTGGTGCATTGCGCCGCGTCTAACGCGTGGTGAAGGTGGCGATGACCATGACCAGCTGCGCCCACCCGGAAGCCGTGAGGGTGCACCCACTACGTATCCACCGAATCCTCGATAATCGATTCCAGGCATGAGGTTGGTGCCGTTCTTGTCGCCGGTCGGCGCGATGTATAAGTGCACACCGCATAGCCGGTCGTCACCGCCCGCCGTGGCCACGCGTCCGTGGATGTCGGGCAGCACATCGCTTTCGTCTAGCTGCGCAAGCGATTGCCAGCCACCGTGGGCGGGGTCGACATCGATGACATCGAATGCGTGCCCCGTGGGTAGCCCAATGTTGTAGTTGGGGTTGCCGTTCCACCAGGTTTCGATGCGGCGCCGGTTCGTGGTGGCGTCCTTGAATCCCTTGAGCGTGGCCGGTTCCTTGCTCCCGGCCTTGAGCGGGAACACCGGCCAGCCGAGGGCCTGGCTGTAGTACAGGGCTGAGCCGCGCAGGGTGGGCCGTTCGGCGGCATCGATGGTCGCGGCCAGCTCGTCGGCGCGAGCATTGTCACCGGCCTGCACAGCGGCCAGGAACTCGGCGCACTGAATGTCGACGGCGGTCGGCTTCGGCTCGCATGTCGGATGCACCGTGTCGTCAATGCTGGTGACCAACATGGCCTCACCGCATGAGCGGCATGTGCTGAAAAGCCTCATGCGATGGCCTCGACGCGAAGCTGGCCGTCGATGTTGTAGCCGATACGCCATGTGCGCCCCAGTGGCGTGACGCGCACCACGGGGCGGTCGATGGTGGCCACGCGGTCGTTGCGATGGGACACAGGCGACCGCACGACACCCAACGCGCCCTCAGGGAGGATCACATCACCGCCGGGTGAGCCGTTCCACGACACCCGGTAGAAGGCGCCATCTATCTTGCGGGCGACGCACCGATTCTCGGACGGGTCGCGCATCTCGTGCTGTGCCATGGTCACTGTCCCTTCACGTTCATGACCTGGCGCAGCTCGGCGACGACCTCAACCAGCTCGGCGGCGTCGTCCATCACAACGTCAATGTCCTTGTACGCCTGCGGAATCTCGTCCACCCACGCCTCACCGTGGCGGTACTCGATACCGACCATGGCCTTGGCAAGGTCGTCGGCGGTGAACAGTTCGCGGGCCTTGGTGCGCGAGAACCGGCGTCCGGCGCCGTGCGGTGCTGAATGCAGGCCTGCCGGGTTGCCCTTGCCGCGCACCACATACGAGCGGGTGCCCATCGAGCCGGGGATGACGCCCATAACACCCTCATTGGCGTCGATAGCGCCCTTGCGGGTCAGCCACACATCGACGTTCCCAATCTTCTGCCGCGCGGTGTAGTTGTGGTGGCAGTTGATGCGCTCGACCTCGATACTGGCCACCTCGTCGGCGTTGGTCGGGTCGGCGCCCATCCAGTGCGCGAACGCCCGCAGAAAGCGATCCATCATTTCGGCGCGGTTGTACAGGGCGAACCGCTGCGCCCAAATCAATTCCTTGATGTACGACTTGAATTCGTCGGTGCCCTCGGCCAGGTACGCGAGGTCACGGTTCGGCAGATCGATCCAGTAGCGCTTGCACAAGTCCTGAGCCACCTTGATGTGCTTCTGGGCGATCTTGTTGCCGACACCGCGCGAGCCGGAATGCAGGAATAGCCACACCCGCTCGTAGTTGTCGACGCATAGTTCGATGAAATGGTTGCCGCCACCGAGGCTGCCCAGCTGCTCGCGCCACTTCGGCGAGTGCGACAGATCAACGTCGTACTTGGCCATGCGCTCAAGATCGGCGATCTTCTCGGCAGTGAAGTCGAACCGGTCCAGGCTCCGGTTGTAGTTGCCCGGGGATAGCGGGATGGCCGACTCCACCGAGGCGCGCAGCTTCGACAAGTCCCGGCCGTCGATATGGGCACCGACGTAGGCGGTGCGCACCGCGATCATGCCGCACCCGATGTCTACACCGACCGCCGCCGGGATGACAGCGCCGACTGTGGGGATGACGGTGCCGACCGCCGAGCCCTTGCCGCTGTGCGCATCCGGCATGAGCGCAACGTGCGGGTGGATGAACGGCATAGAGGCCGTTTCCTTGGCCTGCTCGATGGTGTTGTCATCGATCTGGCTGGCGAAGTTCAACAGGTTGTGGCCGGGGATGCGATTCACTGCGGTTGCCTCTCTGGTGGTTTCTGGACGGCTGACGGCGGGGCAAGGGGACACCCGCCGCCAGCCGCCGCCTTACTTGACGGGAATGGTGGGGACAGGGGTTGTGGGCCAGCACAGAAGCGCCAAGCCCTTCTCGCGGGCGATGTCCAAGCACTTCGACACCAAGACGTTGGGATCGCGCGAGACCGAAGCAGCCAAGTTGGCGTTGGCTGCCGCCTGCGCCAGGGCCGTCATCTTGGCCTGCTCGGCGACAGCGGTCGCCGCCCGCTCTTGGTTCAGCTGGTTGATCTTCTGCTCAGTGCCGTCGTCGTAGTCGATGGTGGGCACCGCGACATCCAGAATCTCGACCTGACTGCCGACCTTCGCGGCCAGAATGTTCTTCGCCTGCGTCGACAGCTCGGGCAGCGGTGAACGGTCAAGGTTCTTCGGCGCCAGAGGATCGAACGTTGCGAACACCTCGTTGAGGGCAACCTGTAGATTGCGGGTCACCAGGTTGATGCGCACGTTGTCGAATGTCTTGTATTGCAAGAACAATTCGGGTGCCGCGTCCGGCTTGATCTGCCAGCGCACTGACACGTCAGCGTCCGCCGTCGAGCTGTTGCCCAGCCGGACCTTGATGCGTCCACCGTCCTTGTGCTGGTCGATCTGCACGGCACCGTCCATCTCGGTTACCGAGGTGACCGGCGACTTGAGGTGCAGGCCGTTGGTGAGCGTCGTGCCAGTGGGTCGGCCGAACTTCGTCTCGATGCCGATCTGGCGCGTGCCAACGACGGTCGTCGCGGCGAACGCGAAGAACACCAGGCCGACGATTCCGGCGACAATCGCGCCTGCGAAGCTCCCCGCGCGCTCTTCGCCCCGGGCGAAGATGCCGATGATCACGCCAATGACGGCGAGCACCGCCAGGACGATGAAAATCCACATGGATACGGGCATTGCTTAAATCCTTTCTATACCTTGGAATTTGGGGGTGCTGGTGACACGGGCCAGGCTGCCACTGCGCGCCCAATGCCTGCATTAGCGCGCTGGCCCATGTCCTCACCGCAGGCGCGACCAGCCGTCGATCAGAACGGCGGAGTGGAATCGTCGGCGGGTGCTGAGGTCTGCGCCGCCGCGACCGGGCCACCGGCACCGCGTGCCACCTTGATGCCGAACACCTTCACGGTGCCGTTCTGCGTCTTGGTGAAGTCCTCCAGCGTGATCTTCACCAGGTCACCGGCTTCGAGTGCCGCCGCCTTAACGGCACGCTTGAGCGACACCTGTCCGCAGGTGATGTTGACCAGATCCCCAGCCGGAAAGTCGGTGCGCTGTCCCGCCTTGTTGAATGAGGCGGCAGCCTCGGTGAGTTCGACCGTCAGTAGCGGGCAAGTGCCGCCGTTGAAGTCGGTGCCGCCGCGCTCGGCGTACTCCAGCACCTTGCCGGTCACGTGCTGACCCTTGGCGTCGCCCCATCCGACAAACGCCCCCTGTGGAACGTCGATGTCTTCCCATGCAGTCATGTTGCGTATTCCCTTCTGTTACTTACTGGTTGGTGCCAACAACTGTTGGCGTTCAAGGCATGCCGCCTTGAGGTCTTCGGTTAACTCGCCGCGCTCGACGGCTTCTTTCCAGAGGTCGCGCAAGGCATCGACGTTGGCGCACAGGCCAACCCGCTCCATGAGCGGCACATCGGGGCCAAGCTCGATGAGTCGCCCCAGGGTCTCCAACTTGCGGCGCAAACCCTTCTGATGCTTGTCACGGGCCACCTTGCAGTCGGCCCAGCCCTTCGTCAGGTCAGCCCAAAACAGTTCGCACCTTGCTTGTTTCATCGGCAGGTGGATGACGATGCCGCGCTTCTGGTCGACCGGTTCGGCGTCCAACCTCACCTCGGCCTGCGGGTCATAGGGGCGACTGCGCGAGTACATCGCTAGCTGTGCCTCCACCATCCGGGGATGCAGGGTGCCCGTCTTGAGGTCGACAATCTTCGGTCGCCCCTGACGCTTGCCGTTGGCGCTGTAGCTCGATACTCGGTCCGGCGTGCCCGCGACCCGGTAGGGGTCGAAGACGTGCATCTGCTCGGCTGCGTGATGAGTGAGGCAGCGCGTGGCCATCCGGTAGGCCTCCACGTCGCGGTTCACCTCGGCGACCGGAACCGGTTCCATCTGCTTGGTGTTTTCGTTCCACCACTGGTGGGGCATCATGTCGCCCTTGTCGATGGCGTCGGTGATCTGGTGGAGCATCGAGCCCCATTCCTGCTTTTCATCGCGGCCCGCCAGCCGTGCTGCGCGCCGGGCGATGTCGGACAGCTCGCGCGGTTCACCAGCCCACGCCATCAGCTCTTTACGTAGCTCCGGCGACATCACCAGACCGGCCAAGGTGAGGCGTTCGGTCCAGATGCGCAGGCCTTCGCCGCCGTCCTCCAGCTGGTCAATAAAGTTGGTGGTGCGCTGGTACGGGTAGCGCTTGCTGCCGTCCTCGGCCATGATCAACGGCTGGTTGTTGCCGTTGCGGTACACGCCGAAGTGGTCGCGTTCCGGGCCGGGCTCAACGTCTGGCACAGCGTCCCAGTCGATTTCGGTGGTCATGACAGGCACCCCCACGACGCGCAACCAGGGGCGCCGCATAACTTTGCGCAGTCACCTTGACGGGTCGGATTGTGGTCACCGTTTGGTGGCGCCTGATCCTTAGCCCGCGTCAATGCGATGTCCCCGAGCTTTATCCCGGCACCCTCGATCACATCGGCCATGCGCAGCCTGATCAGCTCGGGATGCTCATTCGTCTCGATGAATGCCGAGACCTCGTATGCCGTCATCGCTCGAATAGGTTTGGGCGCAGGGCATCGGGAGCCTCGTAGGTGGCTACGATTGTGGCCGCCCCAGTTGGTTTCTGGGCAGTCTTGGTCGGCGCAGTAGTCGTCATGCTTGGTCATCAGAAGCACCCGCCAGCGTGTTCAAGGTGGCAGTCAGGGCACACCGGCACCAGCGCCGCGTCGGCCTCGGCGTCGACATCGATATCGCACCTGACGTGCTCGTAGTGACCGCCGACAGCCCGGCGGATACGCTCGCCAGGGAAGATGTCTTCGCCGCACTTGCCGCAGACGCCATGGTGTGCCGCCCTGAATCCGTCATCGACTTCAACGGTCTCCCAGTCGATATCGCTCACTTCGACCGCCTCCAATTCTGGAGATAGACGCGAAAGAAGTTGGACGACTGCAACTCAAGGGCAACGCTGTTGCCGCCCTGAATCTCGATTCCCCCGTCACGGATGGCGACGCCGATCTGATCGAACGCGCTGCCACTTCCTGAAGGGGAGAAGTAGACGGTCTGGTATCCGTCCTTGTCGTCAATGTAGATCGGATTGGTGTAGTCGCCGTACCAGATTCGCGACTTGGTGATTGGCCAGGTGGGCGTTGAGCGGCGACGCGGCCTATCCGAGCCTTCGCCAATTGCTCACGCGCCCAGGCGGGTAGCTTCGCCTCGCGAGGATCGATGTCACTCACAATCAGCTGTCTTTCTTGATGAATCGCCCATTCGGGCCACGGTCGGGAGTGATGATGAAGTGGTCCCACTTCTGAAACACGGCGACGACCTCGCCGCCCCACGAAGACGTGGAGAGGATGAGTCGACCGTCTGCGTCGATCTGATATCCGTTGGCGCGCGGTACTTCAATGTCCTCGGTGGTCTGCGTGGGCAGGATGCCGCTGACGCTGACGATGGCCCGCACCACGGCGCTCATGCGTGGGCCTCTGCGGCGCTGGCCTGCTCGACCTTGACGTAGCGGGTGCGCTCCACGAACTCAGTGACGGCTTCAACCTCGTAGACCGTGTAGTCGTGGAATTCCGGGCCGTATCCGTCGTCCTGGCATTCGGTCAGACCGTGCTCATTCAGGAAGGCGTATAGCCGCCCCGAGGGAGCGCGCATTACCTCTTCACTGGTGTACGACCAGCGCCGATCCGGGTGGCGAATGGAGGCGACATGCACGAAGCCGTCAATATCGCCAGGCGCGATGGCGTCGCCGCTGTCTTCGAGGATCTTTACCAGCTGCTCTAACTCAGTCATTCCGGTTCCTTAATGTCGAATAGTGCTGCGCCGCCGTTGATTCGGTCGGCGTCGTGATGCTGTTTGCAGAGCTGGCACAGCATGCGGATGTTGGTCAGCGACAGATTGGTGTCGTCGCCATCAAGCGGGACCGCGACCAGGACGACCTTGCCGACGCCGGGAACGTCGTCGCCCTCGCCACACGGGCACGGCCTGCGTTCGTCAAAGTGCTGGCCGCACTTGCCTTTGCATTCGCACCGGTTTTTCGCCCGGCGCTTGGCCGCCGTGACTGCCTCGGTGCGGGCTGCGCGCTGCTCCAGCTGCGCTGCCCGGCCCTGCGCCATTGCCTTGGTGGGGTAGGAGCCTTTCTCGGCGAAGTCCCCATTGCCGAAGCGCTTCACAACGCGGTAGCGCCCGTTGAAGACCTCCCGCACGCCGTACCGGGCGCTCATGACTTGGCCTCGGCGATCGCCCATGCTGGCGGCTCATACGTCCTGTGCTGATCGTCCGTGGGCCGTATCGGCATGATCAGGCCGACGAAGTTGTCACCGATGCTGACGACAGTCGGTGCCACTTTCGTTGGTGTGACCACCCACATGCGCTCGGACTCGGCGATCTTCGCGAACCTGGCCAGGTATCGCCCGTTGTAGCCGCGCAGCTCAGCCGACAGGGCACCGTCACCGCGCGGCGTGAGCAGATGCCGCCAGCCGGGGAACGGATCGGAGGCGGTCGCAACGGTGATGGTTTCGCCGGTCGTGAACGCGAACGTGATTGCCGCCGCCTTGGGGTCGACGGTGATCGTGCAGAACCGGTGCGGCCCGTCCCGTCGCAGCGTTTTCGCGATCGGCAGCACCCGCTTCACTGCGTCGATAGGTATCGACACTGCGAACGGGCTTCGCTTCTCGCCCCGCTCAGCCTTATGCAGCTTGGTCCGGCTGACGCCGATTGTGAACCGGTCGGTGGCCGCCGCGATCAGACTGTCGACGGGGGTGCCGTTGTGCGCTGTGGCACCCACATACTCCAGCCGCACCACGGCGATACTGGGGAGATTGCTGTCGGTGTAGGCGAAATGCGACGCCTCGGTGAGTATCCGATGCAGCTCGATCGCAAGTAGCTTCATGACCCGCCGCCGCCCGCCTCGTAGACGCGGCCAATGACCTGCAATGTGCGGTATGCCTGTTCGAAGTCGACCACCTTGATCGGCTCCAAGTCCTCGGCGATGCCCGTCACGTCAACAACCCACTGCGGGGTCGGCTCGCCGCCGTACATCTCGGGGTACGCCGTCGCCAACGGGTCTTCGAGTCCGACGACACGCACATCGAAGGTGTCACCGTTCTGGTCAATCAGGTAGCTCATAGCCACCCCGCTTGAACCGCGACGATGCCGACGATGAACAGGGTCACGACGATCATCAGCGCGTGAGCCCAAGCGTCAGAGGGCGTCGGTATCTGCCCTTGCCGGCATTTTTGGCAGACCTCGCCGCCCATGGGGCGCATGACAACCCGGCCGCAGCCGCCGCAGACAGTGGCGGTGTTCATGAGGCATCCCGCGTCTTGGTGCGCACCGTGTGGCTGCATGTGCAACGCCATACGAGGTGTTGCGGCAGCTTCGGCTTGGCGGGCCCGACAGTGACCGCTGCGCCCTGAACGACCAGCTCGGAGAGCGTGATCACGCCGTACATTTCGGCAGACTGTGGGTTCTGGTCGGCGTTGTCACTCAGTCGCGGCGACGAAATGGACTTGTCGCACCGAGGGCATTGGAGATTCCCATGCATCGGGCACGCGGGCAACGCCGCATACTCGGCGTCCACGGCTTCCTGCGCGCGCTGGCGCTCGATGGCGTCCAGCTCTTCGCGCTGCGCCTTCACCTTGTCGCTTAGCTCGCTCACGCGCTTGGCTAGGTGCTCAGCGGCGAGCACCACCGGCGACTTTGAAGGCACCTTCGCGTTGACATTGCCGCCGACGCCGTAGTTGACGAACACCCCCATCTGCCCACCGTTGGCGGTGTCCAGCACCTTGCGAACCTCGGCCAGATCTGCCCTCGCGCTGTCGAGCTGACTGCGCATTGTGTTGCGCTCATCCTCGGCCTTGTTGGCACGCACCCGCTCGAACTTGAGCGCGTGGACAACCCCTTCGGCAAGCGGGGCAACCGGGTCGAGCTGGGACATGAGCGACGCGGAGGGCGTCAACCCGGCGTTCAGTGCAGCGTATGCAGCTCGGATATCCTCCCTTGCATGGCGCTCGCGGGTCCGAAGTCGTTCCAGCTCTGCACTCTTGATCCACGTCATGCGGTCACCTCCGGTACGGGATGCCAGGTGTCGGCTTGATTGACAGCGGCGCACCAACCCTCGCCACGGTCCTGGCTGCCTTGGGTCGCGCAAAGCCAGCGACGCTGCCTGTGGGTGCTCTCGATGCGAAGACGCGACAACACCGTGCCCAACGTGGTGCCCTCGGCTTGAATCAGAAGCCCGAGCGGGACACCGAGATTGGCGAGCGCGCGCCCACCAATGCAGCATGGGCGGTCATCGTTGCCGACGTACTTACCTTCGGCCTTCTGGTCTGGGAACCGCTGCGCAAGCCTGCGAATCTCGGCGATCACCTCGGCGCCCGTGAACTCAAACGTCGGAAGCTCGTCGCGCTCAACCGATTCACGCGGCAAGACCTTGAGCGGGGACACAGCACCGCTGTAGCTCATGACAGCGCCCCCGTCCGCATGTCGAAGTAGAGGGCACCGATTTGATGGAGTGCGTCGATAACCTCGTCGCGGTTATCGAGCACAAACCGGGGCAGGTTCCTGGCGGTCAGCGTCTTGATATCTGCCATCCACTCGTCACCAATCTTGTGGGCATCTGCGAGGACGGCGTCAGCGGCGCGCAATTCGACCCTGTCCTCGCCGACCTCCACAACCTGTATGTAGGTGACTGCGGCTGGCAGCTCACCGACTGTGCGAATGACGTTGATACTCACTTGATTGCCCCTGTCTTGGCTGCCACGTAGATGTGCCCGACCTGCGTCAGGGCGTCGATGGCTTCGGACTTGTTGGTGACGAGGAAGGCCGGGAGGGTGGGAACGCCGGGAATATTGGGGTCGACCACCCACGCCGGGCCGCCGCTGAATAAGTAGGCAACGCCGATGGTTTGGTCCCCGGCACGCAGCCCGATCCGGCCAGCGTGCACCTCTACGATCTGCACGGCGATCGGCTCGGGCGGCGGCGTGAGTTCACCGATGGCGCGAATGACGTTCGTGCTCATCGCTTCACCTCCACGGTGAGGCTTTCCAGCGCCTTGGCGATCTGCTCATCGGCGATGGCACGGGCCCGCTGTGCGGTGACGGGCGCGCCCTCGGCCAGGCCCGCGTCGTATCCGGCGGCGTACGCCTCTGCGACGGCTCGCGCGCCGTCCAAGGCTTCGGCGCGGTCTTCCGCGTCGAAGTACGGGCCGCGCGTTTTCGGTTCAACGCGTCGGCCGTCGACTGTGGCGATGATCTTGTCGTTGACCTTGAAGACCTGCGCGCCGCTTTCGCTGGACTGTGTGTATTGAGTGCTCATTGGTTTTCGTGCCTTTCCTTGGTGTTGGTAATGACGACGACGGCGCCGGATTGGACTTGTTGCCAAGCCCATTGCGCCGCCGAGACTGTGCTGGCGGTGTCGATGCGTTTCCCGCCGTCCGTGCGACCGATGATCACGAGCGCGCCCACGATCGGGCCTTCGTGATTTGCTCTTGGCGGATTTCAGCGATGAGCTGATTCAGGTCGGATGCAATCTCTTCGGCGGCGCCAACCTCCAGCAGGATGCTTACCGAATGGTCCTGGGCCTCAATGGAAATGTTGTAGCCGCTGCGCTCGGCCCGAAGCCACGAACTGCCGCTTTGCCCAGTCGACACATGGGCTGGTACGGCGCTCATGCGGGCACCCGAATCAAGGTGTCGGCCGCGTACAGGCGGAATCCATCGACAACGCGCTTCGCCGCATCGGGATGTTTAGCACCAGCCGCGATCCTGACAAGCCCCTTGTCCGGGTCGATGACCACAACGCGATAGACCTTGCCGCCCTTGCGGATGCGGACCATATGCCCCTTGCGGAGGGGGCGACGCTGCGCCGACATCTTGCCGCCCTGACGACTCGCGCATGGCGCGCACTGTGGCCGGATGTTGCCGCGCCGGTACGTGCCACCGTCAACGCCCGCGACCGGATGCCGGTCAACGGTGACGGTGTTGACATCCAGGACGGTCGGACACGTCGAGCACCGGCATGTGGTGCCATCGCCGAACGTGTCGAGCAGCCATTGACGGCGACGCCGCCGATCTTCGGCCGAGCCACGATCATTGCGGTTCGTGGTACCGCGCCGGACGGTCATGCGTTGCCCAACTCGCGTAGTGCGGCGACGAGGCGGGCGACCAGCTCCGAAATGCGCTGTGCGTCAGTGCTGTTCCGGGCGTCAATGCAATCCCACCCGACGCCGAGGTCGGCACGGGCAATGTCGGTGAGCCGGACGCAATGCACGCCCTCGCTGACGTGCACGACCTCGGTCACCCGATCGCTGTTGGTGGTACGGGGCGGCACGAAGCCATCGCCATCCGTGGCGGTCCACCATGGCGCCGGGGCGGTCATCGGGCACCATCCCTGAGTCCGGCGATGTAGGTGCGGGCGATGGCGGTGCGGGCCTGGCGGGCGGCGTCTTCGTCGCCAACCTGGAAGCCGGGCGAAGATTCACCGTCGGCCAGTGGCGCAATGAAGACCTGATCGCCGTAAGCAGGGTCGAAGCCTGACCAGGACGACACCACCACTTCGTCGTTGACAAGAGTGTCAGTGTTGTCGCCGTTGGCGATGTGCTCGATAAGGAACGGGGGAGTGTTAGCCCGTGCCGGGGGCAATTGGGTAGCGTTGGACATGCCGAAGGCCTTCCTTGAGGTGGGAATTCGGTTCTCGATGGCGCTGACGGCGGGGGACTTTGGCGAGTAGACCGCCGTCAGCGTTGGGGGTTATTCAGTTGTGGGGAAGAGGTTTACGGGGACTCACGGGACTGGGCCCACGTCTGCAACTCCGTCACGTTCCAGCGGTGTTGGCTCCCGAAGCGCTTCGGCTTCGGGAAGTTGTGCAGGCCCCGCCGATTCCAGATGCGCAGCGTCTCGGGGTGGAGTCCGAGCATTTGTGCCGCGACGACGGTCGGCACATAGACGCTGGCCGTGCTCATGCGGTCACCGTCTCGGAATCGACTGCAGCAATGGGCTTTTGGGGGCGCTTTTCGCGCTGCATGCGCAGTAGCGCCCGCGTCGTCTCGTAGGGCGAAAGGGGGATGAACTCGGTGTATGCGAGCGTCGAGGCGATGCGGCCCAGTTCGAGGGGCGTGCAGTTGCCCGTCATACCGGCCTCGGTCGCGAGGTCGACAAGGCTGGGAGTGGGGGCGGTCATGCGGTCACTCGCACCGCACGCGAATTGCGAGGCTCGTACTGGGTGTCAATCGCCTCACTGCTGATGCTGAGTGCATCGGCGATCGCGGCCAGCATCTGCGTCGAGGCTCCGCGGTGCCCGTTTTCGATCGCCGAGATTGTTCCGCGTTCAACCATCTTCGGAAATGAGTACTCGCGATTGATGTAGTCGCAGACATCTTGGAGTGTCTTGCCCCTGGACTTGCGGAGCACGGCGAGAGGCACCATAGGTCGCGCAACCTTGGAGCGCTGGTTGGTGTAACGAGGGGGTTGCGTTGCCATAACGAAAATCATATGGCCAACATTAGGACAATGCAAGGACAGGATTGGGAAAACATTGTGACTACGTGGGTAAATGCTGGAGTGTAAGAACTCAGCAGGTCAGGGGCTGTCGCCCCCATCTGATTCACTGGGCTTTTGTTTGCCTAAGTTTTGGGGCATCGTTGGCTATATGGAACCGAACTGGGAAAAGCTTGGCCAACGCGTGCGGGCTCGACGCCTAAGTCGAGGCTGGTCGCAGGCGACTGTCGCCGACCAGGGGGGACCGTCAGACACCCTGCAAACGCGCATTGAAAACGGTCAGTGGCGGCCGACGCGCGGCGTGGACGAGACGTTGAGCAAGATCGACCACGGAATGCTGTGGGTGCCTGGCAGCTCGTCGGCAACCCTGGCCGACGGTGAACCGACGCCGATCGAGGAGGCGCAACAAGAAGGCGACTCGGTTGGCGCGGCAGAGGCCGATGTCAGCGATCCATTGGCGGAGCACGATGCCGAGGTCGCCAACGCCCTCGAATGGTCGACAAAATTGATCGAGGCGGCGGAAGCTCTGAACGCAAATCCGACAGCTGAGTTCAACGAAGATGTCGAGTCTGCGATCGCGGCGATTCTCACTGTGTCAACCGGGTTGATAAGCAAGGTCTATGCACGCCCGCCCAGAGACCCGATTAACCCCGGCCGTAACGCAAGTACCGAAGAGCTGATGCGTGCCTCGACAGCACTGCGCGATTCGACATTGTCCTGGCTGAAATATGCTCGCCAGGGCGATCAGCTTATGAACAGAGTTCTCAACGCGGTTCATACCGCCAGCACTCGGGAGGCTATCGCTCGTGGTAGGGAGCTGCCAGCGCCACCGCCAGTGGTAGACGTTCTCCCCGAGGACGCTGTCCGATTTCTTGATCGAGGTCTGGCCCCAGCGCCCCCTGAGCTTGACGACCTCCAAGCTGCCGCATCCCGACGTGAGAAGCAATCGGAGCGCGAGGGTCCAGCCCAGTACGACGCGGGCGTGGTCTCGTCGGTCTTGCCCGGTGAGACGATCCCCTTGTTCCTGGATCCGCGTCCAGTTCCCGATTTTCTTAGGGCAGAGATTTCGCCCAAGCTGATACGCGCGTATGACGCCGCCATCTCGGCAGTCACTAAGCGCACGAACACCATTCAAGCTGCGTTCGACCAACGTGGGCCAGTGACAACGGGAATGGTCCACTCCCTGTTACGAGCCATCAAGAGTTTCGATGCAGCGGCGCGCGACATCGTGGCTGCCATGCGGAACGTTGACGTGCTCGCAACTCGTGAGCAAATCGACGTAGCGCTCGAACTATTTGAGGTCGGGTGGGACATGTCCGACGAGCTCGCGACATACATCGGACACCTCGAAGCCGCAGCGCCGAACCAGCAAGAACTCAACCGACTCAAAGCTGCGCAAGAGTCACTTCACGCGCTGTCCGAGTTTCATCACAACGCACACGATGCGTGGGTCCAACTTGGGTGGTCGTCCAAACCGAAAGAAGCTGGCACGCAACTAGAAGAGCAATCAGATAGCGGGGACGGGCCGCACGAGTTGTCACTGTCCGATAAGACGTCTCGCCGCAGTATCAAGCACGAATTTAATTCCGGTGCAGAGGCATATCAGTACGCGCGCGAATTCCTGATCGCCGAAGGCGAGAAGCCCCACCTGGTTGACGCTGCCCTCGGGGATGCGGGCCAACACATTGCGGACACGAGCGCAAGAGGGTGGTCCGTCCGCATCCGCAAGATCGCGGACAAGGCTGCAACCAGTCATGACGGCGAATGACAGGTGTGTAGTTCCTGGTCAGCGTCGTATTTGTCGGTGGCCTGTCCTACGGTCTCGGGCCATGAGTAAGCATCACTGGCACCCATGGCGAACACTCGCCGTGCAGTATCCACACATCGCCGTTTCCTGCGATCACGTCCTGCCCCGGGGAGTGGCCGGACTGATCAAGGGCAACACCATCTGGCTGTGCAAGAGCCTCACACAGGCCGAACGCCGTTCAACCCTGACTCACGAGTTGATCCACGTCGACCGGGGCATCGCACCTGTCATCCATCGTGCTCGTGAAGAGCGCTACGTTGATGTGCTGGCCGCGCGCCGACTCATCCCATTGCCGGCACTCTTGCGAGGCCTGCAATGGACCAATGACGACTATGAGCTCGCCGAAGAGCTGTGGACCGATGTCCACACCGTGCGGGTCCGGCGGCAGACCCTCACGCCCGCCGAACGAGCATGGCTCGCTGACCGAGTCGAAGACCCGCAGTGCCCATGAACGCTGCCGAAGCTCTTGAGCTGGAACGCATGTGGTGGGCGCTGTCAGGTGTCAAAGAGGAAGCGATCCGTGAGCGCTTCGGCCTGTCGCCGGTCCGCTACCACCAGAAGTTGAACGCCATCATCGAAACGCCCGAAGCGCTGGCCATCGACGCGCAGACTGTGAACAGACTGCGACGGATAAGGGGACTCGGATGGAGCTAGCAGGTTTCTTGATTCAGGTGTTTGGCGCTCTGTTTACTGCGGTAGGTCTCCTTGTGGCCTGGGATCGGGTATCGAATCGGTCTATGCAGTGGCGCAAGGGGGTTGGCGCCTTTCTCGGCGGACTACTCGCACGATCCAAGCAAAGCAATCGCGACAACGTGATTACTCCGCAGGGGGCGGTCATTACCGCCGCTGGAGGCACGCCAGAGGTGATAGTGGAGCCCGACAGCCCGGAAAGACAGCTCAAGCGACTTGAGGAAAAGCTGGAAGGCTTGCGTAAGCGGGTCGGGGAAACCGAGAAAAACGTCAAGCGAATCGATAGGGCGGTCGGTGAGGTCGACGGCGTGATCAGCGCTGCACTGACAAAACTGGCCAATGACGAAAACTTGATCAAGGTGAGCGATATCCGCTTTGCCCTGATCGGTCTCGGAATCTCATTTATCGGATTCGTTATCGAACACGGCCCATTGCTGCAACGAGCCTTTTGCGCTGCCTAACAAGGAATGTGACTATGCGAGGTAGACCGCCGCGACCCATCGGAGTTCCGGGTGATGTCGATCTAACAGAGCTGCGACCCGGCGTGTGGCGGGCCAAGTTACGCGTCCGCGACGCTAGCGGTAAGCGTCGACAGATAATGCGTGTGAGTCCACCGCGCAACGACTCTCGCGGGCGCCCTGTGCCCGACAGGGGCGGCGTGCGGGCTCGTGACGCGGTGCTGGCCGCTGCCTCTGAGCTGTCTCTCTCGGTGCTCGACACAGAGCTTTCTACAGACACCACCATCCGAGCGCTCTACTACGACCACTACCGGCCGCACCTCGTAGACCAGGGGAGGGCGCCTGCCACCCTTGACCGATATGACTTTGAGGCCAAGGGGTTTGACTCCGCATTCGGCCACAGGCGCCTCATGGAGGCATCAACGCCGGTCATGGAGAAATTCCTGACAACGGTTTCCGACACGCGCGGCGCCGGGGCGGCGAAGTCGTCACGGACGGTGCTGTCTGGCATGTACAACTATGCGATCCGCATGAGTAACGGGGCGATCACGGTCAACCCTCTGCGCGAGGTGAAGCTAGCTCGACGCAAGGGCGCTAAACGCCGTGGTGCGGGCCAGGTGACCGTCGCAGAGGTGCGAGGCATCCTCATCGCCATACGCACCTCGGACCTTCCGTGCCCGCGCATCCTGGCCGAGGCCGAGCGCAAGAAGGGTGTCGGAAGCTACACGCCGCCAACGGTTGCCGAGTTTTGCGCGGGCGCTGACCTTGTTGACTGGATCGTGATGCTAATCGCCACCAGCCACCGCCGTAGCCAGTCGCTCGCGACCGTGTGGTCAGAGCTGGACCTCAAAGCTGGCGTGCTGCGGCCGTCTCGGAAACTTATCCGCGTCAAGGGCAAGGGACTGGTACTGGTGCCCATTGACGATGACACCAAGGGTTCCGACAATGAGATCGCATTGCCCCAGTTCGCGATCGATGCTCTCAAGATTCGCAAGCGCCGCCTGGCAGAGCGCCGACTAGTGGACCCGCGTCCAGTTCCGGCAGACTGCGAAGACCTCGTCTTCCCTTCGGAGAACTGGACGCCACGTGACCCGAACAACGTCGCGGCCCAATGGCGGCGCGTCCGGTCGGCACTGGGCCTTCCTGACAACATCACCGCGCACAGTTTCCGCAAGGCGGTGGCCACCATTCTCGATGATGCTGGACTATCTGCGCGCGTTGCTGCCGATGTCTTGGGGCACGCCGATCCGTCGATGACTCAGCGCCACTACATGGCCCGTGGGCGAGCGCACAGCGAAGCTGCGACGGCCCTGCATCAGGCGATCAGCGGGGAGCTCTAG